CCAACCATTTGGCTAACAAGAGATTCTCTATATTCATTATTTTCCCATAATTTTTTAATTGCTATACTAATTTTAATTTTTGCTTCTTCAGAAATTATTTTACCTTTATTAGCTTTGCTTATTTTTTCTTTTACGCTATCTGATCTTATTTTTCCCTTATTAGCCTTGCTTATTTTTCTTTTGCCGCATCAGATGTTATTTTTCCCTTATTAGCCTTGCTTATTTTTTCTTTTGTTTCGTCAGAGCGTGGCTTTCCAAATAATGGATGATCGCTTCCTGCCATTTTTCCGATTCTATTTAAAGACATTAGTTTTTTTGCCTCTTCTGTATGTTTATATCCAGAAGATCCATCTCCACCATCAGTAAGATTGTATCCAATATTTTTATTTCTAGTATCAAAATTTTTACCATATTAACATTCTCATAATAAAATTATATTAATAAAAGGATATATTAATAATCATGACACATTTCTAGATTAGATCTCGTAGCCCTCCTAAATTTAAGCAAACTCAATTTTATCAATGTTTGTTTAACCTATAAGGAGAATTATTATGAGAAATTATTTAAAAGAAGCATCAAAGTATCGTTGGTTTTCAACGGCAAAGTTTTTATTAATTGGCAAGATTAAAGGACTTTCGGAACAATCTAAACTTATAACAAAGCATCAATATAAAGCTTTATCAGTTGATAAAGCAAATCAAATTGCTTGTCATAAGTTTCCAATAAGTCAAGATATCAGAAATCATTTATTAACATATGCTTTTCTTCGTGGCAAAGCCTATGGTTTAATGGAAAAGAAATATTTTAATTCTGGCGCTCCAAGCCCACACACCATTTTAAAAATTATATATACTCATCTTCCTTATTTGGAAGGTAAACATTATAATGTTAATATAGATAATATTAATGCTTGGATTAGAGGCGAGGTTTAATATGCTCTAGATTCAAGCAATTGAGGATATGAAATGTTGTAAACAAACTGAGAATCAATCAGTTTATGAACATGGATTATCTGTTCAAAATCATACATTCAAATTAATAGAAATATTGAAAACGGGATGTAATAATCATTATAAATTGCCAGATTGGTTTTTAACCTATCGATTCGAAATATTAAGCAAATTATATCCAGATAACATTATTGAAGAGTATACTCTGTACCATGATATAGGCAAGCCTTATTGTTTAAGATTGGATGAAGAGGGTTGTAGGCATTTCCCCAATCATGCTGAGGTATCGTATGACACATGGCTATCAATAGGCGGTAATGCGCTTGTAGCTAAGCTAATTCGTATGGATATGATAATTCATACGATGAAGGCAGCAGATATTGATGAGTTTATTAAAAAACCGGAAGCAATTACATTGCTTATTGTTGGGTTGGCAGAGATACATTCCAATGCTGAATTATTTGGCGGATATGATTCTCAATCATTTAAAATTAAGTGGAATCAAATTAATCGTAGGGGAAACGCAGTTGTTAAGAAGCTTTTTGGAGATAAAAATGGAATAGGTTAAATTAGGGGATAAATTATACGTAGTAACAAGAAAAGATTTGAGTTATGGGCAGCAAGCATCACAATTGTGCCATGCATTAAGGCAATTTTCAAATGATCATCCAGAGATAGATAAATTATGGTTTAATAATTCTAATTATATTTGTCTATTAGCAGTTTCTTCTGAAAAAGAATTAAATGAATTATGTAAAAAGAGCGATGAGCTTAATATACATTATTCGAAATTTTTCGAGGAAGATCTAGGAAGTGTTTTAACCGCGATATGTTTGGAGCCTGGAATTTTAACAAAAAAACTTGTTAGTAATATAAAGTTAGCTTTTAGTGAAAAATAAGCATAATTTGAAATACTATTATGAAATCAGCTGGAGATATACGTGCAGAAATCTCTAAAATTAGAGATGAATTAGAATATCGTTTTACTTACGATAAGCCTAAACAGGCAAATTCTACTGGATCTAAATTTGTATCCACAGATGATTTACAAATAAAATTATTTGCTTTGATTTATAAATTAAGTAAATCTTAATTATGAACGATATAATATATTGTGATTAGCAATTTTTGCTAAATGATTTTTACTTAAAATTGGAGATTGTATGTCAAATAAGAATCTAACTGTAGATTTGAAAGCTAGACCAGATGTTGATGGAAGAACTTTTTATGTTGGTAAATTGAAATTCCCAGGAGTGATTGATTGTAAAGAAGGCGTTGTGTTTTTAGTTTTTGTAAGCGACACCGGGGAAGAGCAAATTCAGGTGGCTCCTTTAAATAGTAAAGATGATTTAAAGGACGATTAATGCCTTTACATTTTGAAGAACTTTGGACTAATTCTGAAAATTATCATAAAGACGGGGAGTCTTTATCTGTATCAAATTTATTAGATGAATTAGTTTTAAAATTAAATTTCTACAAAACTATAGATGAAAAACAAGAATTATTGGATGATGATAAACGAAAAATAAAATCTCATACATTTGGTGAAATTTTATTTACTTTAACTGCTTTATCTTTAAAAGAAAACATTAATACTTATGAGGCTTTAAATGTTGCGCTCGTTTTGCGTCAATTTAAAGCCTTGAATGTAACTTAAGAATTTTCTTCTAATGTTTGCTGTAATAGATATACAGCTTCTTCACTTTTACTAGAAGTAGCCATTAAGAAATCATCTAATCCTAATGTCATGTGTCCCTCTGCCTCAAAGCATTCATAAGCATCGCTGCCTAATTTTATAAAATCTTTTTCAGCAGCTAAGGACATTTCGGCGCTTGAATCTTCAAGGCGGCTGTACTTATTTAAAATTTTGTTGAGTAACTCTGTTTGTAATTTATAATCAAGGCAGGCTGGACCTAATATTCCTATAAATTTTTCTGCGGCGCCATCTAAACTTTCTAATGATGCTTTATATAATCTTTCAAATAATAAATGGCTTCCATAAAAATTATCACCATTTGTTGTCCAATGTCCGTGTTGATGTATTAAGCTAACTGCTTTTAGGGTTGCAACATATAGCGCGGCTACTTTCTCACATTTTTCCATGATTTACCTATTTTAAAATTACAAATAAATATCTCTTTATGCCATTATAACAATAAGACGTTACCTAATCCTTTTTCACTTATTTCTTGTGCATAAATACTATTTTGATTAGTTGTTGCTAAATGGCAACAAAAATCGTGAATTTTCACGTCATCTTCTGAATTTGAATTACATATGATTCTTCCAAATCTACCATTGTAATAATTACACCATTTTTTATGGTTGATTTTATCAATGATAGAAACATTTAAGTCATTTAAATCTTTTATTGTTTTATGATCTGGGTGTACGCCTCCAGACATTACTGTTAATCTAAATCCATTTTTAAATATTTGGTGCAAGGCTGTTGGTTGAGATAATATCCAATTTAATTCACTAATAAAACTATTTTCATTCATAGATTGAATAGTTAAGATATCAGATTTGCCGATAATATAAACTAATTTTGGAATGCTTTTAATTATATTTATTCTTTTTTGAATTTCAATTTGAGATAATTCGGGATTAAATGCATTTCCATTTACTATAATTAAATTATATTGGCTAGTATTTAGGTCATATAACTTATCAATATTATTATTAATTGCTCCTAAAACTAAAATATTTCCAGAATTGATATTTAATTGTAAGCAAGCCATTACAAAATAATATATCAAGTATATATTTTTTTCAATATTTGAAGTTTTTCTCTACAAACTAATGGGGGATCTATGAAATAGGGGGTAGTAGTTATATATGTAGTAGGAAAACATGAGCCCACATCCTAAATTTGTTATACCTGAAAAAGAATTAATTGAAGATATTAATAAAGATCTTCCTATTAACATAAAGAAATTAGAAGTTATTGTTAATAGAATTCATGAAAAATATCCATTATTAGATAAATCTGATGTTGCAATTGTGGTTAAAACAATATTTGAAACAATGAGAGAATTATTAATTAAAAATCATGAAATAAGTGTAAATAATTTTTTTAAATCGATGAAATTTTATTATTTTACACATTGTCGTCAAGGACATATAATACCTGCACTTAAGATAAAAATAAACACTTCACCAAAATTGAGGAAATATGTTCGGAGATGATATAGAAAAACTTTTAAAAGAAAACGATTCTGAAGAAGATGGTGATGAATTTGATCCTGAAGGATTTTCTAGCGAATCACTTAAACAAATGATTCCAACATTTACTTCAAAAAAACTTTGTGCTATTATTGTTTCAAGTAGATATTTTAAATTAGATGCAAGTATGCAAGTGTTATGTATGCATGAATTAGCGTCACGAAGAGAAAAGGGCGATGATTTTATATTTGAGGAATATATTGAGCAGCAATTTAAGTCATTGCCAACATTAGATTTCTCATTACCATCATTTATGGATGTATTAGCAAAATATGGAAACATAGCAGGTGGTAAGTGAATAAAGTTTTAACAGAGACAATTTTAAAACACATATATAAAAATTTTGGGATAATAAAAGGGTTTGTTTCTAAATCTATTTTAGATGATCAATATTTAATACCCAATGTTTTACAGCTTGATCAGAATGGAAAATTGACCCATAAAAATATGTGGTCATGTCAATTTAAAATTGAAGATTCTAAATTAAAAATATTAGTTGGAGATATTTCGGCAGATAAAGATCTATCAGAATATTTTTTGTTTTTACAACTTAATGATAATCCAATATATGGTTGTTATCTTAATTGGGAGACAAATAATCCAAATAATTATTCATATGAAGATTCTGAGCCCATGATTGCATTTAATGTTTCAGATAAAAATTGGGTAGAATGCTCAACATATTTGCAAGCAACATTTTTGTCTGGAATAGAACAAATTAGAGATCTTAATTTATTACCTATAAAAAATAAAGAATATAAACCATTGTATGATCTAATGATTAGTTTTATGGATTTTTATAATGATTATTACTCCTTGCAAGAAGAATAAAAATGAGAGGAAGAAAGATTGATACTGAGTTTCTAACTCAATTTATTACAGAGTGTGTAGAAATAAATAAGCAAACGCCAGAAGAAATAGTTAATGAAGCAAAATCAAGAGTATTAGAAATAGATGAACAAATTAAAAAAGTTGAAGAACTAAAAAAATATAGATCAAAATTATCAGATGTTTTAATTTATTTTTCTTCAAAAGACAATAAAAATAATGAAAAAGATAAATATATTTTAAAATTTTCCCAATTTAAATATCCTGATATTTGCAGATTTATTTGTTCAAAAAAATTACCTATTGATTTAAAAAAACTTAATACTGAAGCATATCCTATGCAAGATATATTTTTCTCTGTAAAACAATTATTGGAAAATAATATTCTTAAAAAATCAGACAATTATCTTGTTGTAGATACATTGTATGATGATTATTTTTCCTATTTAAATAGAAAATTTAATGATTAAAATAAAAAGTAATATATGTATTTATGATGATAAAAATATTTTACATGTTTTAGATTATAAATATGTAAGTAAAATGAAAATTAATTCTGCGCTTTGTGTTTGTGGTATTTTTATAAAATACAAAAATATTGTTGCTGCACAAAATACATGCAGCATAACATGTCAAAAATGTTTTTATTGGATCAATAATTATGATAAATTTACTAGTAAGATTGAAATACAATCTAAATATATTAGTAATATTAAAAATAAACGTTTATTTAAGTCTTCCAATTTAGAACCAATTAGTTTAGATATTAAAACGGTTTAAAATATATGAGTTTAATATCTAAAAGGGTTTTATGGCATAAAGTTAATGCTAAATTGCGCGGTCGAATTCATAGCACGCATGTTTATAGTATTATCAATTTATTAATTGATGAATTAATTGCTGATTTATTGAAGGAAAAAGATATTAAAATAATAAATTTTGGTACATTTACTTTTAAAAAAATGAAGGAAAGACGATTTTGGAATGTTGCAACTAAAGAAATAGTTACTATGCCAGGAAATTATGTATTAAGATTTTTTATATCTGATAAATTACACGATAAAATTTTAAAAAAATATAGCCCTTGACAATAAAATAAAGGACACCAAAAATGAGTAGGCGCGGCTCTAGACCAATTTTTTTCGTATGTAGTTCTATAATTGATAATAAGCTTATTTCTGAAATGATTGAATCAACAACAGTAAAAGATGCTCAATCTTTATTTTTAGATAAATATAAATTAAAACCAGAAACTATATTTGGTCCCTTTTATAAAAAACGTACGCAGGTACTTGAAATTACTACAGCTTTGAAATTTTCAAAACAAACAAAAACAGCGCAATATAATGATTGGCTTGTTAATGCATTTTTACTACAAGAACCAAAAGATTGTGCATATTTAATTTTTATTAAAAAACTTGATAATAGTAAAGCATCTATCCCTAAAGGAACTATTGTGGTTCCAATTTCCGAATTGAGGTTCGTATAATGTATTCAAAGAATTTTGTTTTAAATATGAAAGATAAATTGTTACAAGAAAAACAACAGCTTATAAGCCAAACTACCACTCAAACAGATATAGATATAGATGGTGATGAAACTGATGAAATTCAAGGTAATGTTTTAATTGAATTAAATAGTCAATTATGTACTAGGGCAAACGCTAAAATATATAATATTAATGTTGCTCTCCAAAAAATTGATGAATCTACTTATGGACAATGTGAAGATTGTCTTGGAGAAATCCCAGAAAAAAGATTAAAATTTAATCCGTCAGTGTTATTATGTATATCGTGTGCTGAAGAAAGAGAAACTGAAAGTCGTCAACGAAAGAAGGCATAAATAAGTGAATACACTAGTAACTGAAACATCAGAAAATGGCGAAGAATATATTATTGATATTTATCTAAAATTAGCAAGCAATAGAATGCTTTTCATCTATGAACCTATAGATGAAAAAGTTGCAACAGATTTAGTTGCGTCTTTAATATTAAAAGATTTCGAAAATTCAGAAGAGAAAATTACATTAATTATAAATTCTGGCGGCGGCGATATTAGAAGCGTCTTTATGCTATATGATATGATGCAAATGATTCAGGCACCAATTGAAACTATTTGTATAGGACAAGCCGCATTTGAATCAATAATTATACTTTGTGCCGGAACTCCGGGAATGAGATTTGCTACGAAAAATTCTATATTTTGTGTAAGTCAACTTATTCACGATAAAATGTCTTACTCTGATTTAACTGATGCCAAATCAGTTTTAGATCAAATTAAAAAAGATAATAAAAGAAAAATGGAAATATTAGCAAAGCATACTGGACATACTTTATCTAAAGTTATGAAGGATTTTGAAAAGAAACAATTTATGACAGCACAGCAAGCATTAAAATATGGATTCATAGATAAAATAATCTCTCATAATAAAAGGTAATTATGGCAAAAACTAAAAGTTCAGATAATGAAAATAATGTTTCAATTTCTATGCCAGGAAGATATGGCGAAAATTTGCCGGAAGGACCATATACAAAACTAACTAAAAATAGATTAATTTTTGTAAATGAAGATATTACTTCTGATACGGCTTCCGCATTATCAGCATTACTTTTATATTATGATAATTTGAATCATGAAGATGATATTTATTTGCATATAAATTCAAATGGAGGCGATGTTTCAGCATTTCTTAATATTTATGATGTTATGCAAATGATTAGGGCGCCAATTCAAACCATTTGTTTAGGGCAAGCATATTCTGCTGCCGCAATTATGGTTGCTTGTGGAACTAAGGGTAAACGTTGTGCATTTAAACATTCATCTATAATGATTCATGGAATTCAATGTGCATTCCCATTAATGGGAGATTCTGATCATGCTGGTTCTAAGAATTTTTTTGATTTTTTAAATGACAGAAATGATGTTTTAATGAAAATAATGGCAAAGCATACTGGTCATTCATTAATAGAAATTAAAAATATTTGTAAAAGAGATCATTATTTTGATGCTATTGAAGCTTTAAAATATGGCATTATTGATAAAATATTACCATAAATTAGATATCAATATTCCATTATTTAAGGTATGGATAGATTTGCTGAAGTTAAAGATCCAATTCAAAAACAATTAAGATTGGATAAAAAGATGTGGAACAAACAATTTGGTGAGTTTGTTTCTGATCTTGCTAATTTTAAAAGACTTATGGTTGGCACGCCATCTAAATTTTTTGCCCAAAAAGGAAAAATTACGGAGCCAATTCCTTCTGATCCAGCCAAAATATTATCAGTTCTAACTGGTAGATTTCAGCAGCTTGCTAATGAAAGCTTAGAATTATCTAATAGACAAGTAGAATATTCTAGACAATTTAAACAGATTAAGCAAGATAAAATTAATAAAAAGGGCGAGTTAAATTTTGATGATGAATTTCTATCTATCGAAGCATCAAATCGCTTAACAAGATTTTGGAGCGCCCTTAAAGGTCCATATTTTGGTGAAGCTGGGCGCAAACGCTCACATAGAAGAAGTTTGCTTTCTGCACTTGTTAAGATTGAAAAAAATCTTAAAGACCTTGAGTCTCAGATTTTAGAATCTTCTGGTCATGAAGATGAAACAAAATCTGGCATATTTAAAGCTCATGCACTATTAAATAGTGCTATTACTTCATTTCGTTCATTAAAAGAATTATATGCAAATTATGATATGTTTTTTGGAGATAAGCCAGAACTAACACAAGGCGATAAGCCACCAGTAGCCGCTGCGCCAACGACAATAACTGAAGATAAAGACGAAACAGTAAGTCAGCCTAACCAATCTGCACCAGTGGTGCCAGAAGCGCAAACATCTGTGCGTATACCGCCAGTAAATAATTCAGATAAAAATAAAATTACACCCAATACTTTATCAGATCATATGGCAATGGCAACTGCCATTATCCAACTTATGGGGTCGCAACATCCAAAATTATTTGATAGCCTTAATAAGCTTAAAAATGTTCGAGCTAAACAGCGTAAAAATGAAGCCTCAATATCTGATATTCAAAGAGAATATAATAATTTCGTACAAGCTGTACAATTAGCTGGACGTTTCCCAGAAGATAATCTTGAAGATATTATAAAAGCAATTTCAAAAACAAAACAAGGCTTTAAAAATGCTGATGAATTGCAAAAATTTGCAGCAAATTCAATAAAAAAATGGCTTCTAAAAAAGAAACTTCAAATATTAGGGGGAGACCAAACTGTAGCCTCAAGAATAGACATATATGATGCTAGTGTTGCTTGTCGTAAAGAAGTTGATGAATTAATGGATAAATTAGAAAGTGATATTAATAAGCCAGAGGTGGCTGCTGGAATTGCTTTGATAGAAAATAAATTATTTGAAATTAAAAAGCTAATGCAACCATTAGTATTATTAATGAGAGGCATGGAAGATCCTAATGATGTAATTGCCTTATTAGAAAATGGAAGATTTCTTGGTCATAAAGTAAATGTAGATGAAAATGATAAGAAGCTCATAACCTCATATATGAGACGTAAAAAAGTTTCAGATTTACTTCAATTATTTAAAAGTTTACAATGAAAAAAGGTTATATCTGTATCTCGGAAAAAGTTTTTTCAACTTTATTAGCAGTATCTCCTAAAGAACAAGAGGCTGGGCTGATGTACCAGCCATGGCCACCACCAGTAATGTCATTTGTTTATAGTAAGCCAAAAGTAAATAATTTTTGGATGCATAATACTCCAAGCCCATTAGATATTATTTTTTGTAAAGAAGGTAAAATAGTAGATATTCGTAAAGGTGAACCATATTCTACATCTCTAATTGGTGTTAATGATGTAACAGATCTTATTGTTGAATTTCCACATGGAACAGCAAAAAAATTCGGATTCAAACCTAATGACACTATTATTTTAATAGATTCTGATGATGAAATTATTAAAAAATAATTTCTAAAAATACACCCCTTGCGCTCCTAAATTATAAGAATTATGTTGTAGTTAGGAGGTGGTATGTTTAAATGGAAAACGTAGAAAAATTTAATCAGATTCTTAAATCGTTTCATATTAAAGCTGATTGTGTCAATTACGAAAACATTGAAAATTATTCATTTTATGATGTTGAGTTGAATCCCGATGGTAGAATTCGGGAATTACACAAATTTAGTGAAGAAATTGGGCTTGCTTTAAAAGCACGAGCTAAACCTTTAATAAAAGTGTTGCCTGAACAAGGACTTGTTAGGGTTGAATTCGTTTCGCCCAGAAAAGAAAAATTAAATCTAATCGATTGTTTTACTAACAATTCTCTTCCAAAAGGAGAATTGCTTTGTTTACTAGGACAAGATTTATACGGTCATCCTGTGTGGATGAATTTAGATAGAAATCCGCACATGATAGTTGCCGGCACTACTGGTTCAGGTAAAAGCACGCTACTACACAATATAATTGCAAATCTATTTAATTATAATGACGCTAAAATATATTTAATGGATCCAAAAAATATTGAATTTTCTAAATATTCTAATATTATAGAAAATATTTCCTATAATTATACAGACTCTGTATATTTTCTGGATGAGCTAATAGCTACTATGGAACTTAGATATCAAATGATTAGAGATGGTTTAAGTCCAGCAAGACTTCCTTATTATGTAGTTATTATTGATGAATTTGCAGATCTTATTATGCAAGATAAAAATGATGAGTTTTATACAAAACTTTGTAGGCTTGCCCAAAAATGTAGGGCATCCAAAATTCATTTGATTCTTTCAACGCAAAGACCATCTGCGAGCATTGTTGATGGAAATATAAAGGCTAATTTTCCAGCAAGAATTGCTTGTAAAGTGTCTAGCTCTGTTGATTCAAGAATAATTCTTGATTCTTCGGGAGCAGAAAATCTTATGGGCAGAGGAGATGCAATATTGAAAGATGATTCAAGAAGTCTTGAAAGATTTCAAGTTGCATATATTGATGCAGATGAGGTAATTAAATACTTTGGAGATCGTAAAGCATCATAATATGGATAATCTTCTAGATATAGATAAATCTATATATTTCTTTATAGAAAAATATAATACCGGTATTAGAACGATTTATAAATCATTTAATAAAAATTTCAATGAAATTGAATTCAAAGCATTTGTTTCATTATTATTGGGTGAGTTAAGAACGGGATATGTTTCATTCATAAATAATAATCATGATCCAGAGGGAATTAATGATTATTTGTTTTATATAGTTAATTCTTTTTGTAAAAAGAATTTTAAACCAGAATTTAAAAAGCAAATTGAATATATTTGTCCTGGGTGTATGTTTTTAGGAAAAACAACAGTATTATTTGGTTGGCAGATTTTATCTTGTGGTGAATGTCATGAGCGCTCTAATTTGGTTCAAGATCCAAAATTACAAGAATTATTTTTATGTTTTAGATTACATAACAAATCTGGATATAAATGTTTTGATTGTAAAAGATTTATACCACATCCACAAAATGGTTCTATTATAAAGTGTCCTTATTCTGATTGTTTATTTGTTGGCAATGTTTCTTTATTTAAAAATAAGATGCATCATCCAACAGCAATGTCTAAAGTTTCAAACGTATCATTGGATCTCGATATCCAAGATAATAAAGATTTAAATGAAACAATAGAAAATAAAAATCTCATAGATTATGAGATTAAAATTTTAAAAGATGTAATAAATATTCAGCTTGGAGCCATTTATTATAACGGATCAGGATATACATTAGTTCATAAGTCTTTAATATATGACGCTTATTTAAAAATATTGGAAAAATATCCACAAGATACTCTTGATTATCTATTACATTCCAGTAGGAGTGGTGGATTTCAGTCAAAAATATTTCAAGAATATATTTTCTTATTAGAAAAGGCTATGCCTTTTACTTACAAAAAGGGAAATAAAATCTATATAGTAGATTCATTATTATCAGATAATCTTAATATTTTTGATGGATTATCATCATTTAATGCTATAGTAAATGAAAATTTTTTAGTTAAAAATAACACTAAAGAAATTTATATAGGTAGCAGAAAGGGCTCATATGTTGAGCCTTTTTATATAGGCAAATTATTATCTATTTTAGATTTTGACACAAAGAAATCATTATTAGATAATGTTAAAGAATATTCTTTTTCAAAAATTAAACTTGTAAATGTAAACCCTGGAACTAAAGTTATAGTAGATCATTTAAGAATCCCTCCTCATTATCAAATGGGATCTATGATGCAAATTAATAGAATAAGAAAAAAAATAGTAGATAAAACATTATCTATTTTACAGGATTAAAATGAAAAAACTATCTAATAATTTTGATATTTCTTTATCTAAATCTTTTTTAAATCGTAGTAGATGTAAATTTTGCGGGGGTTTACCATTATATAGTTTTAGATATAATAGTAAATTTATTTCAAACAAAGTTTCAAAACGCGCCTCTAATATGATTAAATCTATATCAAGAAAAATTGCTGCAAATTGGATTTATTCGGATCCAATAGATTTTAATCATATTAAAAATTATATAATACCATTAACATTTAATATTCGCAGCTTAGCAATTCATGCAAATTTAGAAAGAGAGTATGGATACTGGAACATTACTAAAGCTGCGTCATGCGGGTGTGGAGAATCTTTTTGGCTTTTTGAAGATAAAAATAATTTCAAACCACATATCTACAATAGAAAATGTAAACTTAATAAAATTTTAAGTTCTTAAAAGTTTTTTTGCTTGATGTTCTAAAATAACAAAATTTTCGGCAAGTTCCTCAAAAAGTGGCCATTGTTTGTTTATTAATTTATAACATGAATTATATGATAGCTTTCCTAATGTATCATAATAATCTTTAAAAGATGATTCTTCTGGAAATAAAGTATTTTTATAGAATGCCCAATCAGCTACATTTTGATAAATAGAAAAGTCTTGTTTATTTCTAGCTTGCGCGTAGAGTAAAGTGAGGCTATCTTTGGATAGGTCATGTGTGGCATTTTTATATTTTACATATATACTTATTATATATGCTTTGGTATCAGCGCCACAGGCTAAATCATTTAGCACTACTTCAAAATATTGACCAATAGTAGAGTATCGTAAATCTATATCTAGGTAATGTATAGATATATTCATGTAATATAATTCAAAATTATTATAAGATGGTAAAATAAAATGACAAATTTAAGTTTAGTTATTGTAGAATCACCAAAAAAAGCTCGTAGCATTCAAGACATATTAGGCAAAGATTATATTGTTGTTGCTAGTAGGGGGCATATTGCTGATTTAGGTAAAGGCGGCAACTTTGGAATAGGTATAGATATAGAAAATAACTTTAGACCAAGATATGTTTTAATGGATGATAAAGTTCAAGTTTTAAATGAAATTATGGCTCTTACTAAAAAATGTGATAAAATTTATATAGCAAGCGACCCTGATAGAGAGGGTGAAAGTATTGCTTGGCATCTATGGCAAAGATTAGAAGATTGTGGCAAGCCAATGAAAAGAATTACGTTCCACCTTCTAACTAAGAAAGACTTATTGAAAGGAATAGCAGAGGCTAGAGACATTGATATGAATCTTTTTCATGCTCAGGAAGCCCGTCGTATCCTAGATAGGATAGTTGGGTTTATGGCGTCCCCTTTCCTTATGAATTTTTGGGGCAATAAACTTTCTGCTGGAAGAGTTCAGTCTGTTGTTACAGAAATGATTATTGATCGTGAAAGAGAAATAGAGGCTTTTATTCCAGAACCATATTGGACAATTCAAGTAAATCTTAGTAAAGATTCTAAAATTGGGTTTAAAACGAAATTTTCTGGAAAACTTTTAGACGAAAAAACTGCAAATAAAACAAAAGATAATTTAAGTGGCAATAATATTGATGCAGAATATGTTGTAAGTAGTGTTGTTTCTAAAGAAGAAAATAAATATCCATTGCCTCCAATGATCACATCTACATTGCAACGTATAATGTCAAAAAAGCATGGCATGACTGCTGACCGTACAATGAAAGCCGCACAAAGTTTATATGAAAGCGGATATTGTTCATATATTAGAACTGATTCAACAAGAATCAGTGATGATGCCATGAAAGAATTAAGGGATTATATAAAAGGCAGTAATCATACTCTTCCTAAAAAACCTTATGAATATAAAAATAAAGAAGCCGCACAAGACGCACACGAGTGTATAAGACCATCAGATATTAATTTAATTCCAGAAAACTTAACAAGTTTCATTGAGCCAGATGAAAAACAAGTATATGAAGTTATTTGGAAATATTATGTGGCAAGCCAAATGATGCCAGCAGTTTATAATACATTGAAAGTAAAAGCTCATGTTATAGGGAACACTAATGCCGAAGTAATTGCTTCAGGAAAAGCATTAAAATCTAATGGTTACCTTGACATTCTTGGCGTAGATGATGATAGTAAAATTGATATTCCAAATCTTGTTAAAGGAGATAAGTTAGCATTATTTGGAAAAAATCCAGTTCTTCTTGAAAAAAAGATGACAAAGCCAGCGCCTAGATTTTCAGAAGATACTCTTATTGAAGATTTAGATAAAAGAAATATCGGACGTCCTTCTACATATGCAGAACTTCTTAGCAAATTAACTACTAAGAATTATGTGGAAAATAAAAATAATGTATTTTATCCAACAGAATTAGGGAAGAAAATTACAGACGTTTTGAAACAGTTTTTTGGATTTATGGATTATAATTATACAGCTGCGCTTGAAAATCAATTAGATTTAGTTGAAAGTGGTAAGTTAAATTATTTAGATATGCTTAATAAATTTTATCCAGATTTTAAAAAGGAGCTAAACTTAGCATATGTTAGCTCTGGAGGAAGTCTTTGTAATAAATGTAATAGTCCTATGGCAACTAGAAAAACTAAAGATGGAAAATCTTCATTTCTTTCTTGTTCAACCTATCCTGTTTGTAGAAATGCAAAATCAATTGATATTAAAGAAGTTAAATCAGTAGCTTCTTTTTCTTAAAAAGAAAGATATATTTATATATATGTCCACTAAAAATAAAAATTTATTAGATGTTTCATTGTCGGAAAACTATTCGTTAGAAGAACATCTAACATTAGATCGTTTAAATATTATTTCTTCTTCAAATTCAGAATTTAATCATCTGAAAGATGAAGGTAGACCAAAATCTAATTTTGTTGAATTGATGAATTGGGTTACTGTTAATTACAGTAAAGCGTTAAAAGATAAAAATAATTTGACCTCATTTATTCATAATAGAATTATGATTGATGGTCAATTTTTGAAATTTTGCGAAGATAAAAACATAAAAATAACATGTTTAGATAAAGAATCCATTGTTTCATGGAAATCTGATCATAATAATTATGAAAAATTCTTTGGGCAAGGAGTTTTTCTTGTTAAAAGTAATAATGTTGAATTTATTCATGCCGCTTTATTTCATAAAGGAAATCAATATGAAGATGAAATAAGTTTTTTTATTATTCTTTCAGATAAAAATTATCTTAATTATCTTAAGTTAAGAAATGAATTTGATAATTGGATTCAGCAAAGAGATCGTGGCAATCTTCATATAAAAGTAATGGAAGGTGAAGATATTCCATATACAAAAGAATCTTCTTGGGAAGATTTGTTCTTGCCAGAAGATACAAAAAAAGATATTAGAAATATAGTTGAAAATTTCTTATCTTCTAAAGAATTTTATTTGAATAATAAAATACCTTGGAAAAGGGGGGTTTTATTATATGGAGATCCTGGAAATGGTAAAACTTCTATTATAAGAACAATTATTTCTTCTTATAATTTTAAGCCCGTAACAATATCTTCTGATGCCAGTAATGAATCTATTAGGGAGGCTTTTTCATATGCAGAAGAACAAAGCCCGTCATTATTATATTTTGAAGACTTAGATTCTCTTTTACAGAAAATAGATATTTCTTCATTTTTGAATTTAATGGATGGCATTACTGCTAAAAATGGATTATTTGTAATTGCTACGGCAAATAATGTAAATGCTTTACAATCAAACATTACAGATAGACCTTCCAGGTTTGATAGAAAATTTAAAATTTCTTTGCCAAATAAAGATATGTCGTTTTCTTATTTGAAAAAATGGTTTGGAAATATAATTCCAATACAAAAAATTAAAGAATTATCAATTTTATGTGTTAAATATAAATTTTCCTATGGGTATTTGAAAGAATTATATATTTCTTCAATGTTTGAGGCACTTTCTAATAATAGAAAAGTTCCAACAGAAAAAGATATTATTAAAACATTAAATGTTCTTATGAAAGATAAAAATTTATTAAGTGGAAATCGTTCGATTAATTTAGACAAATATACTGAAAGCAATTAAAATGAATAAAAAAGTTAAAAATACCTCAGCACAAACTACACCTCCAGTTCCAGTTCAACCTTTAGTTGAAAAAGATGTTATTAATCGTAATTTACCTAAATATGCAACAGATCCACCAGTCCTTGCGCATAATTTAGAAGTTAAAGTTTATAATAATTTTGATAAGGCAATTAAGGCTTTTAGGGCTTTAGTTCAAAAAGAAAGAATTCTCTCCATATATAAAGAGAAGCAGTCTTATGAAAAGCCTTCTGTAAAACGTAGACGTAAACGTAATGAAATGAAAAGAAAAATCATGGAATTAGAAGGTAAAGTGTTTGGTGAAAAGAAATTACGTAAACATCCTAAAGATCCAATTGGTTCAAATAATGAGCAATGATAAAATATATAGAAATTCAGCGAGAGATAATTCAGCCCCGCCTAATAAATATATACCTAATTATAAATTAATGGGTTTAACTCCAGAAAATGGAGATAGTATTGCTAGACCACTGGCTGTGCCAATACCAAAATCTGAACAAGAGATTCAGGAAGCCCTAAATAATCCTAGAATTTCAAGGGCAGTTAACACTCAATTGCCATATGCCACAGAGCAGCCATCGCCAATGGGTCCAGGCAAAAGCCCTATGTTGAATGTTGGGAATAATATGGAACACACTTGGTCAAGTGTAGATGGCGATATTATAATGGATGATGCTGATTTGCAAAATTCATCTTTATCTGAAAATGATAAAATGATAGATAATAATGAATTCGTTTCCGATAAAGCTTTAGGATTACCACCATCACAACCCTCTAAAACATTATCATCTAAAGATCATACAAATAGTTATGTTTCCAATTATATTGGTGAATATATTTTATTTTTAAAAGGCAAAATTATATTTGAAGGATCTTTAAATGATGTTCAAGAAGAAGTAAGAAAATTAGTATTTGGCGCTGATAATTTATCAGTTGATGATATAGAAGTATTAAAGAGGGTTAAAATTAAAATAGGCGTTTTCCTAGAATGAGGTAATTGTGACAGACCCAAGAAAAGCTACAGATGTACTTCTATCAATAGAGTCTAAGTTAGAAACAGTATTAAAAGGCTTGCAATCACAGGATTTTAATAATAAGATAATTGCTAATAGATTATCTTCATTATTTGATAAAGTTGAACAAGCAATGAGACTATTATCCAGTATTGATAATCAAAATATTAATATGGCTAATAATGTTCCAAAAATTACTATGGAAGCTGTTAATTCTAATGGCATGTCTATTGCTGATAACATTAAAAATGTAGTAACTGAAAGTAATATGTCTGTTGAAAATGCTCCACTTGGATTTCGTAGGACTTCTAGACCAGAATCATTTCAAAATGTACCGGCACCACAACCAAAATTAGAAGCGCAGCAAGAAGAATTTGAGTTTAGACCAGTAGAAATTGAAAAACTACAACAAAAATTAGTATCAGGTAATTATAGTGAAAGCTCAAATTTACCAGCGATCTCAGTAATTCAACGTGTAGTTGATAGAAATAATAAATCTATATTTTTAGCCGAAGTTGAAATAAATAATTTAGAAAATAATGCTCTATTTGGTATGTTTAAAACAAGTGGCACCGGAAAATGGAGTGCTAATATACCATTAGGTCGTTATAGAATAACGATTAGAAAAAGAGAGTCTTTAACGAAAGAAAAAATTGAAGTAACTCAAGATATAACTGTTGATGGGACTAAATCTCCTATGGAATTATCCACGCTTATTATCAAATAATGCTTTGATAAGTGCAAAGCAGTTAAAAATTTTGGGTTAAAATGAATAAAAAATTTACAGTAATTGTAGCTGATCCTCCGTGGGGAGGTTGGAGTGACAATCTTAAAATGTCAGACGTGGCTCGTGGGGCGCAGGCTAATTACGATACAATGTCAATTTCACAGATTAAGCAGCTTCCAATAAAAGACCTTATAAGCCCTGATGGAGCTATCTTGGCGCTATGGGTGCCATCCTCTTTATTGCAAGAGGGGCTAGATACTATGAAAGCTTGGGAATTTAATCATAAACAGACATATATCTGGATAAAAACAAAAAAAGAACCACTTAAAATAACAGTGCCTTTTTTATTAAAAAATATATTTAATATGGTACAACGCACCTCAAAACGTCCTGGAGTATTTTTTAGCGAACCATATGTTAAAAAAGTTTGGAAAGAATATTTTCAGAAAATATTAAATGAGACATCATTTAATGATTTATTGGCTTTTGGAATGGGGCGTTTGTTTCGAAATACACATGAAATATGTTTAATAGGAATTAGTAATAATAAAATTTATAAAAAATTACAAAACAGATCACAAAGATCAGTTTGTTTTGCAGAAAATTTAAAACATTCAACAAAGCCAGACCATTTACAAGATTCATTAGAATTAATGTTTCCTAATCAAAATTATTTGGAAATATTTGGAAGACGTTTAAAAAGCAATTGGCATGTAATCGGAAATCAGTCCCCGACAACTTTTGGGGAGGACATTTTTGATTCAATTAAAAAATTAACTTAAGATTATGGTGTACTCGTGAGCAAAAAAACATTATTACTTAATGCGTCGTATGAAGTATTGAGTTTCATACCCGAGAGAAAAGTTTGGAAGCTTCTTTTTAAAGAAAAGGTAGATGTCATTTCGAATTGGGACGAAGTTATTTCTTGGGGCAGTGGAAAAATTAATCACCCATCAATATTGAAGCTTAAAGAACATGTTAAAAGAAATTATTTTAATTCAAATTTTAGCAGAAAAGCTTTAATTAAAAGAGATAAAAGCACTTGCCAATATTGCACTAGAAAATTGACAGCTTCTCAAATTACAATAGATCATGTTCTTCCAAGATGTCAGGGAGGAATTACATCATTTATAAATTGTGTGGTTTCTTGTCAGGATTGTAATTCTAAAAAAGCTGACAAGACGCCTGAACAAGCAAAAATGTCTTTGTTAAAAAGACCAACCCATCCAACATTTTCTGCAAATTATTATGTTGCAGATCCTCAAGAATATTGGCATCCAGACTGGTCCGATTATCTTATGTAAATAAATAATGACAAATTAGTATTATCTTTATAAAGTTTTGCAGCCTTGCATATATAGTGTCATCAGGCAATAATATCGAATATTTCTGATGTCATGAATTGGGGCTAATATGTTTTTAAAGGATAATACTAATTGCATAGTGTGCGCAGACGAGTTTAATCCAGATGAACTACAGAACGTAGTTTTATCTAAAATTAATTTTACTAATTTTAAAATTTGCCAAAATTGCCTAGAAATGTCAGATCCGGCAGATGATTATAAACAAGCTAAAGATATTATTAATCAATATTTATCTACGGCAGAAGCAAAAAATTGCTTTTCCGAAGTTAAAGATATTCTATTATCTATAAAAGACATTAGACCATCTGAATGATTATGATACCCGAATCTTGTCTTTTATTTTCCTCTTCTTCCGTTTTTCTAGGAAGTGGGAGTGATTCTGGAACCACCTCTATATATAGTGGTAGTGGTTCGAACTTTTCTTTCTTTTTCTTTTCGTTTATGAATGTAAAGAAATCCAAGCTTACCTCCAATAATATACAAAATTATTCATAAAAATGTTTTGTCCTAATTGTTCTAAATTGGCTATGTTATTTGTTAAGCGCAATTGTATAACATGTAGGTCTGATATAAATAATAATTTATCTGTGTTATGTGAAAAATGTTCTAATTCAGAACAGGCTTGCTCTATATGTTTAAAGAAATTGTATAACAAAAATTTGCAACCCAAAAGTTTGGGATGTAGTTCATGTGGGAAATGAATGATATAGGTATTATAAATGATTATAACAAATAATGAAGACTTATTAAGAGTTAAATGTGATGACGTTAATCTTAATGAAGTTGGCGAATTAATTGAAGTTCTTGAGCGCGAACTAGCTAATTCAAATAGATTGGGAATTAGTGGAATAGGTTTAGCCGCCCCACAAATAGGTATACATAAAAATATTGCAATTGTAAGATTAGGCAAATCTAAAGATTTGGATATTAATTTGGTTAATTGTAAAATAACAAATCAATACGATCCAATTATGTTTAGAAGTGAGGGATGTTTGTCTTTCCCAGGTAAAGTTGAAGATACTACAAGGTTTCAAGAAGTTCATGTAATTAATAATTTAATTGAACCATATAATTTTATTGCTACTGGATTTTTATCTGTTGTATGCCAGCACGAAATAGACCATTTAAATGGGAAGTTATTTTTTGATCATGCTATTAAAAAATCAGAAATGATTAAATCAGCTAAGGTTAGACCAAATGATCCATGCCCATGTAATTCAAATAAAAAGTTTAAGAAATGTTGCAAGGATAAATTATGAAAATAGAAGACGAAATGCATTTAATAGATTTAATGGTTAGAGTCTCATCTTTAGAGAAGTTATTAATTGATAATAATTTTATTACAAAAGAACAGCTTGTTTTACAAAATAATAAAATAGCTGAAGAATTGACTAAAATGATTATTGAAAAGGCAAATGTGCCACAGGCAAAAGAAATTCTAGAGAAGCTGATAAAAACAAATACTGAAAATTAATGGAATTTATTGTTGAACAACCATCATTTAATAGCGGCGACAATATCACCGCTATATATTTTTATGCTAGGTGGATGGATGCCAGTATGTATAAAAAATGTATCACTATGATTAATAAAGTTGAAGTTTTATATAATATAAAATTTTATGCTATTAATACTGATGATTTTAAAAATTTATGTAAAATATATAATGTAACATCTATTCCAACAATAGTTATTCTAAAAAAAGAAAAAGAAATATCAAGAATTAATGGGTTAGCTTTAACTGGCGCTTTTAAGAAAGTTTTTGCTGATATATGTACATCAGAGACCTAAATATAGGAGTTTAATATGGAAAAGAAAAAAGCATCAACTGAGGCAGAAAAAATTTGGGAAGAAATAGAGAATTTGCAAATTGAAATGTTTGCACTGCCAGATCAAAAAGTTTCTAATTACTGCAAACCATTTCCAGTAAATCCAGATCCTGATAAATTGTATCTTATTTCAACTGCTGGATCTGTTTTACCTTCATTAGAAGCCGCACTGGGAAATAAATATTCTGTTGAATTGGTTAATAAGTATTTGATTGTAACTAGAAAAGTAAAATTAGGATTTTAAATGCCATTTGATGAAGAAGAACAAGATGATAATCCATCTGAACATGCCAAAAAAATTGGTCTAAAAAATGTTAGCAGTGAATCATCAATATTTGATTCTATGCCTAAAAGAAGATTAGACCCTAATTTTAAAGAAAAAATTCAAAATGCGCAAGAACAAAAATATGTCTATAAAGATAGGGGTGCAGCCTTAACTTCAAAATTTCAAAAAATTATGAATGATAAAACGCTCCCTCAAAATAAGAGTATTTTTCAAAAAGAAGCACAGTCAGAATTATTAAAAGATATGATCCAATTAGCAATGGATATTAATGATGATGCCAATGAACATGAAGGCATGGGATCATTAGGGTGGATAGCATTATTAATACAAACAACATTGAATATGAAAGATAAAGTTAATTATTTAGAATATGAATTATCGGAAATAAAAAAAACATTAAAAAATTCGACACTTGACTTCAAAAACTTTAGTGACTAAATTAGTTATGATTACACGCGAATTATTAATGCAACTAATTTCTGAAGAAAAAGAAATATTTAGTAAATATTCACAATTATGCGCGACTTACAAAACGAATCCAGATCCAATAGTGATGGCAAAATCTCAATCGAAACTGGAGGTTTTGGAAATGCTTTTACAGACAAAAACGAATATAAAGAATTAATTAACAAAGCTAACGCTTTAGATATTAAAAAATTATTACTATTCTACAATGTGAGAATAGATGAGTATAGTAAAAAGGCAATTTGTCCTTTTAAATTCCATAAAAATGGACGTGAATCTACTCCATCATTTCAGTATTATCCGGCAACAAATACATTTTGGTGTCATGGTTGTAAATCTGGCAATTATTGTGTAAATTTTATATCTCTTTATGAAGGTATTAGTAGGCTTGACGCTGCAAAAAAAATACTTAAACTATTTAAATCTGATGATTTTGATTCCTCATTTCATAATAATGAGGATGTCAATCCTTCTGAAAAATTAGAAATTATGTTAAAACTCTCAAGCGTGGTAAGAGAGTTTATAAAAATTCATGATAATAAAGAAGATTTGATTTTTATCGAAAATTTATGTATGGCATATGACAATCTCAATATTAAATTGTCATTGGGAAGTAATAACAAAGCTTTATCAGAATTAACTAATAAAATTCTATGGATCATTAATAATCATAAATGTCAAATTTAATTATACTTGGGGATCCACATTTTGGCAAATCAACTCAAATTGGTAAAGTCGGGATTGGAATGGCTTTAAATAGTCGTATTGTTGATCAATTAAATTTATTAGATTGGACTTTAGATCAGGCAATAGAAAAGCACGTCGAACATATTATAATTACTGGTGATATTTTTGAAGAACCTAAACCCCCACCATTTTTAATTACACTATTTATTTCTTGGTTAAAAAAATGTCAAGTATATAATGTTAATGTACATATCATAATCGGTAATCATGATATTTTAAGAACTGGTAATTATTATAGTTCCCCATTAGACATTATTAGTGAATGCGAATTGGATGGAATTCGTATATATAAAGATATAAATACTATATCAGTTGGCGCTACGTCATTTACTTTAGTCCCATTTAGAGATAGAAAATCTTTAAATTGTAATACTAATTCTGAAGCCTTATCTTTATTAAAAGATAATTTTGTTTATGAACAAGCTAGCATTCCCTTAACTTACCATAAAGTTATGGTGGGACATTTGGCTATTGAAGGTGCTATTCCTGTTGGTGATGAAATAGACGATATGGTTAATGAATTATTTTGTCCATTAAATATGTTTAATGGATATGATTATGTTTGGATGGGACACGTACATAAGCCTCAAATAATGAGTAAGAAGCCATTTGCTGCCCATATTGGCAGTATGGAAATTTCTAATTTTGGAGAATGTGATCAGAAAAAACATATTGTAATATTTGATTGTGACTCTGGAACATTTACTATAGAAAATATTCCAACAAGAAAATTGAAAAAGATTTCAATAACCATTCCAGTAGGAACAGTAGATTCTACTAAATATATTCTTACTTGTATAGAAAAAGAAAATGATATTGATAAGTCAATAGTTAAATTAGATATATCATTTTCAGATGCAAATATGCCTGCCATTCAAAAATCAATTATTGAAAAACAACTTTTAAGTAAAGGGGTTTTTAATATTGCTGTAATTTCAGAATCTAAGAAAATTTCTGTCACAAAAAAAGATGGAGCTTCACAAATGTCAACAAGTTTGGATGTACCATCGGCAATAAAAATTTGGTCCAAAACTCAAATTAAAGACACTCAACAAGATAAATTTATAGAATATGCATTTAAAGTGCTTAATAAATTAAAATCAGAGTCTAAAGAATGAAAATAAATAGAATTTATATAGAAAATTTTTTATGCTATAGTTCTTGCAATATTGATTTTTCTCAATTTTCATCAGCGCTTATTATTGGCAAAATAAATGATAATGATTCATTGTCTAATGGCGCCGGCAAAACAACTATATTTAAAGCTATTGAATATGTGCTTTTCAATAAAGCAGATGTTAATTTGGAAAGTATTATAAGAGACGATACTGATAAATGTATTATTTCTTTAGATTTTGAAATTAATGGTAAAGAATATAGATTGGTTCGCTCTCGCACTAGAAAAGGAGTAACTGATCTTAATTTGTTGGAAAAGACAGATGTTAGTGCTGATGAGAAGGATATTATATCTTTACCAAGCCAAAATCATATTTGGAATAATATAAGCAGCAGAAGATCATCAGATACAGAAAAAGATCTTTCTAAATTAATAAAAATTAATTATGAGGCTTTTAAAGGTACTGTTTATTTTATGCAGCGTGATCTTGCTGGATTAACAACTGTTGGTGCCGCCCCAAGAAAAGCGCTTTTAAAGGAAATGCTTGGGCTATCTTTTTATTCAAAATTAGAAAAAATAGCAAAAGAAGAAGTTTCATCACTATCTAAAAAAATAGATAAAAATAGATTATTATTAGAATCTTTAGTAAATATAGATAAAGATATTAATGATTTAAAAATAAAATTATTAGAAACAGATAAAGAAATATCAATTAAGGAAAAACAATTATTAATTGTAGATTTTGATATTTATGAAATAAATATCAAAATATTAGATTTAAATGTAGATCATAATAATTTGTCAAATGATTTTAAATTACTTGCATTAAAAAATAAAGCAATTTGGTCAGAAAAAGACAGGTTAGATACAGCTTTAAAAGATTTAATTGTTAAAAAAACAAATATTGTAAATCTTGCAAAGGTATTAATTGATAATATTAAAGAAATCAAAACAAAATTACAAAAAATAAATGAATATAATTTTGATGATATTGATATTTTACAAGGTAAAATTAATGAAACAAATGATAAAATTGTTACTTTAAATGTGTCTATACAAAATAATATAACACTTCATTCTGAGTTAAATGTGCCACTTCCAAGTGGAAGTGAATGTAATCATTGTAGACAGCCGCTTTCTGAAGAACATAGAAAAATTTGTCAATTTCAAATAAATGAAAAGTTAAAAAATTGTCAAGAGGCAATAAAAAATGCCAAAATTGAAATAACTTCAAATTCTGAATCTTTAATGACTTTAAAAAAACAATACAATAATATTGTTGCGGCAAAGAAAGAACTTGATAGTCTTACTATAGTTCTTGATCATAAAGAAAAAGAATTAATAGAAAAAAAAGCAACTCATGATGAAATACTAAATAATATAAAAATTTGTAATGATGATTTAGAAACAAATCAAAAATTGTCAGATAAGCTTACAACTGCTGCCGAATTACAAAAAGATATAATAAAAATTGAAAACGAAATAAAAGATTTCAATAAAAACATAGAATTATTTAATGGTAAAAAGCATACTCTTAATAAAGAGTTAACCCATTTAAATAATATTAAAGCAGTTATCAATCATAATATTGATCAAAAATATTTAGATAATGTTAAAAAAACAGAGCTGTCTAAAGAACTAAAAGATTTTGAAAGTGAATATTCTACATATTCCAATGTTTTACTTGCGTTTTCTCCATCAGGAATTCCAAATTTAATAATTCAAAATGTATTGGATGATTTGCAAATAGAAGCAAATAATATGCTTAATCAAATTAAGCCGGGATTGCAACTTGGATTTATAGTTGAAAAAACTAAAGATGATGGAACACAGAATGATACATTGGATATTAAATATTATATAAATGGTAAAGAAAGAGAATTTAATCAATTATCTGGGGCAATGAAAGTATCTTCTACATTTAGTCTTAAATTAGGACTATCTTCCTTATTACAAAAAATGATGGGAACAGATATTAAATTTCTTTTATTAGATGAAATTGATGAGTCACTTGATAAAGCTGGTGTTGATGCCTTTGCTGATATTGTAAAATTCTTTCAAAAAGATTTTACAATTTTAGTAATTACTCATAATGATTATTTAAAGAATAAATTTGCAAGTGCTATATTGGTAGAACAAGATGCAAATATGGTGTCAACAGCCAAAGTAATATCATTATAAGAGGCTAATAATGTATAAAGTTTCTATTTCTGGGAAGGCAAACTCTGGCAAAAATACTCTTAGTAAATTATTATTTAATAATATATTTGGCTACGGAGTAGATGCAGATAGAGTTGTTAAAGATGCTTTTGCTAATCCAATGAAAGAAATTATAATGCTAATGTTTCCTAATGCAGATAGAGAAGCTTTATATGGTCCATCTTTTCTTAGAAGTAATATTATTCCAGACGCATTCGATAGTGCAGGAAATCCATTAACATATAGGCAAGCATTAATAGATATTGGATCTAGAGGTAGAGAATATAATCCTAATATTTGGATTGATATTGTTAAGGATAATATTAGTCGTGCTCCAACTTGGTTTTGTACATGTGATACAATGGGGTTTTGTGTTACAGATGTAAGATATATAAATGAATTCGAAATGTTACGTGACAATGGGTTTTTTAATATTAGAATAATAAGAGATGATGTTGCGAAAATAAATCATAAAAGTGAGGTAGAACAAGAGGCTATTTCAAATAAAGATTTTGATTATGTTATTTATAATAATGGCTCATTAGAGGCGTTTGAGTCAAAAGTTGAAATCTTGGCAAGTTTCTTAAAAAGTAAGCAGGGCTAATTATAGCTCTCTATATTTTAGTATTTATGTATGAACGCAGATGCGTTAAAACAACAGTTTTTACAACAATATAAGAAATTAGGAGAATGTAAGTTTTACAATTCATTAATAGTGTATTCTCTTCATAATATTGTTTCTATTATGCAAAATCAATTTAAAGGAATTCCTCCAAATATTGAACTTATGGATTATTATGATCAGTTCATTATTTTGTATAGAAGAGAAGATAATGAGGAATTTTTGAAAATTGCTAAGCTTTTTAGAAAAGCAGCAAATAAAGTATATAGAATAATGTTGAAAAAAAACTTAACAACTAAAAATACAAGATTTTTAAACGTGGCTTAATATGGCAGTTATATCAGTATCGATAACACAATCAGTAGATCAAATTGTCTCAGGAATACCTAGACAGGTATCTATTACTGTTAATATCCCGAGTACAATATTTTACACTTTTAATGGAACTGATCCTACTGTTAATTCGCCAATTTATGTTGGTACGCTTATATTGCCTACAAACAGCAGTCAGGTAATTTTAAAGATTTTTGCAACCAATGGTGTTGATTCTTCGCCTATTGTTGTGGAATCTTATGAAACTAATGTATTAAATAATACTAGGCTACCAAGATCATCTACTGATGCACCAGCAGAGAGTAGTTTGCCATCATTATATCCATTTGGAGATGGATCAATTCAGCCCAATACTCATTTTTTTAATCCAGGAGATGCTGGAACAACAGTAAATAATCCTGCACTTCCATCGGCGTCAACTGGTTTTGATTCTTCTGGTAATCCAGGCGGGTTTACTAATAAACCATTTGATTTACAAAATTATGATGTTTTATATTCTGAAACAGATGATCAACATAAAACAGGTCGTGGTGTCGGTAATTTACCGGCACAAGTAACAATTCAAGTTCAACCGCCACCTCCTACTGAATCAGAAGTTGGGTCTGCTTTATTTGATCCGAGAGCTTTTGTTATTTTTCATGATGTTGCCGCCGAAGATCCAAATGATCCTCCTTTAATTAATAAACAGTTCTTTTCATTAGAAAATCCAGATAAAATAAGAGATGGAAATAATTATTATAATCAAGGATTAAATGCGCCAACAACTACAGGATCTTTTTTAAGATCTCATTATAATCCAAGAGACCACACCATTACATATTATTATTATGATTCAATTGCTAATAAGTGGATTATAAGTAAAACGCCATATACACCTACAAATCCTACACAAGGACAATTATATAATATTTCTCTTTCTAGAGAAAAGGGCGCCGGATTTGTATTTACTTGGCAGCCAGGTGCAAGAAGAGTATTATTTTAATTAAAGCTGAGTTATATTAAGTATTACATATTTAAAAAAGAAAGAATATTAATGTCAAATGAATTAAGACTTAGCGTTTCAAAAACTAAAACATTTTCTGATTGCAAAAAAAAGTTTGAATTTTCTTATATAATAAAATTGCCACGAAAAGAATTTTCATATCATACATTTGGAAAATTTGCTCATAAAATATTAGAAGATTTTCATATGGCATATGTTGATGGAAGTAAAGAACCATATCATATAATTATGTCTAAAGCATTTAAAACTGCCGTGGAAGAATATAAAGAAAAATTAACTCCAGATATGAAAAAAGAAGGATGGGATATTGTTAATGAATATTTAAAAATGGTATCAAAAAACAAAAATAATAATTTGCCATTAAATGTTATTGCTTGCGAGAAAAATTTTGAATTACCAATTGCGGAAAATATTATTTTGAACGGCATGATTGACCGCATCCAACTTGATGGTGATAATGTACTGCACGTTGCGGACTACAAGACGACAAAAAATAAAAAATATTTGAAAGACGATTGGTTTCAATTATTAACATACGCATATGTTCTTCATCAAGAAGATCCATCAATAACAAAAGTAAGAGCGTCATATGTATTATTGCGACACAACTTTGAGCATATTACAAAAGTATTTAATATAGATGATATATTGCAAGTCAAAGATAAATATATAGATTATGCAAGTAAAATTTTAAATGAAAAAGAATATGCTCCAAATCCTAGTTGGCAGTGTCGTTACTGCGAATATTTAGACATATGTGAGGAGGGAAAAAAATATGCAAACCCTCAATTAACATATGGAGAAACAACTTGGTAAAATGTAAAAACTGCTTAGAAGATAAAGAATTAAATGAATTTAGATGTAAAATATTAAATAATAAAGCTTATTATGCGCGCATTTGTAAAAAATGCGTAGTTGAAAAGGAAAGTAAAAAAAGAAAAACAAACGAATATCGTATGGATGCCCGTGACGATTATGCTAAAAATAAAGAAAAAATTAATGCTAGAAGGCGCAGTAAATATGGTAAAAAACTACCACGTCAAACCATTAAACAATCTAAAGAAGAAAAGTTTTTAAAAAATCTGAAATGGCGTGAAAATAATCCAGAAAAATTAAAAACATATAATAAAAATTATCACGATTCTCATAAAGAGAAGGAAAAAGAGTATCGTAAAAGTAATAAAGAAAAAATTTTTCTTTCTAATAAAGAATATATGTCAAGAAATGAAATTAAGCGTAAATATGCCTTACAAACACAAAAAAGAAGAAAAATACCAGAAGTAAAATTGCGCAATAATATTTCTTCTTTAATTAGGATTTTTTTAAATAAAAATGGAAATAAAAAAAATAGAAAAAGTATTTTAGATGTGTTACCATATACTATGGCTGATTTAAAAATTCATATTGAAAAACAATTTGAACCATGGATGAATTGGGATAATAAAGGAAGATATATGGTCAAAACCTGGAATGATAATGACCAGTCTACTTGGAAATGGCAGCTAGACCACATAATCCCGCAATCTGATTTTCCATATACAAGTATGGATGAAGATAATTTTAAAAAATGTTGGGCTCTAGAAAATTTAAGACCACTATCTGCAAAGCTCAATTTAATTGAAGGAACTAATAGAATAAGGCATATTAAAAATGAAAATAATTCCAGATTGGTTTAAAATTAATAATAGTATTTGGTTTATGGGCTTTGGCGATGAAACCAAAATTATTTCAATAAATAATGAAAACGGAAAACGGAACATGGATTGGTAAAGATTTAGATGGAGAAAAATTATATCCTATTGATGAAATAAATAAATATTGGAGATCGTCTTACACTGGACCAGATGATAAATTTGGAACGAGAACAGGAAAATAATAATGGAAATTCAAGTTAATGAAGTAGAGTATTGCAAATTAAATGTTCATTATGAAGCATTGGCTGATGAAATTGCATCAAAACGAGATGAAGTATTAAAAATATTTAAAAATGCCCCTGTTCCAGGCTTTAGAAAAGGTAAAGCAAATATGGAAGCGATTAAATATCATTATAAAAATCAAATCAATGATTCTTTAAAGCGCGCCCTTGCAGAAGAGGCTTTTCATAATACTTTATTTGAAAAAAATATTAAGCCCCTTGGCTCTCCAAATTTCAATTCATTATTATTAACTAATGGAAAATTCATTTGTGATTTTTCAATGAATAAAAAACCAGATTTTGAATTGGGTCCATATAAAAATTTAGAAATCCCAAAACCACATAATGTTATGAATCCTTCAGTAGAAGCTGAAAAAACATTACAAGAGCTAAGAGTTAGGTTTGGGGACTCTGTTCCATTTGGAGAAGATGATTTTGTTCAACAAAGTGATAGTGTTATCGTTTCTTATGAAGGATTTGTTGATGGTGAAAAGGTTGACGCCCTATCAACAAAACAAGGAGAATTAATAAAGATTGGTTCTTCTGAACTTGCAGAATTTGATACTAATTTACTAGGAATGAAGTTAGGAGAATCTAGAGAGTTTGATTTAGTTGCTCCAGAAGGAGGGCTACCATCATTATCTGGCAAAACTATACGTTTTAAATGTGAACTTAGTATGGGATCTAAACATACTCCAAGTCCTTTAGATGATAGTTTGGCTAAAAAAGTTGGAAGAGAATCATTTCAAGAATTAAGAGATTATGTCACTAACCTATCTATTGCTAAAGTGCAAGAAAATATTCAACAATTAATTAGAGAAGCAGTTTCAAATAGTTTAACTTCTTTAAATGATTTTAAAGTTCCAGAATGGCTTACATCTTCAGAAGCAAGATATTTAGCTGCACATTCTAAATTAGATTGGAATCTTCTAAAAGATGAAGATAAAGAAAAATTCATTACTTTAGCTGATAAAAATGTAAAATTGTCTCTTATTCTTGATAGAATTAGAGATACGGAACCAGAGGCACAATTATCAGATCAAGAAGCTTTAGAAATTGTAAAAGGCTTTTTAAGCAAAAATATAAAAAATATGACATTAGAAGAAGCTATTAATAATATGAATAAGACAGGAGAATTACAATTATTATTAGCAAGAATTAAAGATGAAAACACTGTCGATTATGTAGCAAAAAATGCTAAAATTGTAGATTGAATTAGTAAATTAATTATTAAATTTAAGGAGAATTATTATGAGCAACGAATTTCCAGAAAAATATTCAAAAAAGTTACCAACAGGATTTGCTGACAATATGGACGCAGCAGATACTAAAGAATTAAAAAAAGTAATAGTAGAGTCAGAAGGAAATATTTATACTATTGATAAAGCTTCTGACGCCGATCATAAGCTTAATGCCGCTAAAGATCTCGTAAAAGAGCTTGCGTCAGCCTATCGTGAAGCAAAGGGCTGCCAAACAGCTAAAATTAAATATTGCCTATGGTTAATGGAAAATAGAGGCGAAAATCTTGACAATAAAGATGCATTAGATGATAAATAATGAAAATTGAGAAATTTCAGGTTAAAGGATGTACTGATTGTGGTGGAAAAATTAGCACTATCTATAAATTAGATAGATCAGTATCTAAGGATTTTATGGCATCACTAATAGGCATGGGATTTGCTGAGTTAGAACATTTTACAAAATCTGGCATTTTATATGTAGAAAACCCAGAATTTATTGTAACAGGACCGTTTGGCGCAGATAGAATTCAAATTAAATGCAGAATAGCCAACTGTCAGGAAAAACTTAGCAATTTCGAGGCTTTACTTTCACAGATGTAGGTGAATATGGACAACAAGAATGGTAATGATTCTCTTCATAGTATTAGAAAAAAGCTATCAAAAACCCACGAATTAATCTCTGTGACTTTTCATGAAGCAGGACATGCCGTTTATGGATTGTTACATTTAATGAGAGTTGAATCAGTATGTATAGTAGATGGACCTAGAGTCGGCGGACTTACACTTTATAATTCATTGGGAGAGTCTGCTTTAAAAGAAGACTCACCAAATACTCTATATGATTTATATATAAATGAGGTTGCTATAAAATATGCTGGGCTGGCTGCTGAAAAAATTCATTATAAAAAAATTTCAGGGTCTAATAAATTTCCAATGATTTTAAGAGACGGGTCCTCTGATGATACATTGTCAGCGGCTTATTTAATAAGAAAGCATGATCTTTCACCAGCAGGAAAGAAAAGATCTTCATTTAAAAAGAAACTAATTAGAGAAGTATCTCTTGAATTGGAAAATCATTGGGATGCAGTGACCGTAATAGCACATGCATTATTTGATCGTAAAAAGATTTATTTTGATGATATTAAAAATATTTTAATTAAAAAGACAGAAGATAAAGAATTTTGGAAAAATAAATTTAAAGATATTAATTATATTTATAATAATATTGGATCTATTGACAAAAAATATATAATACCTATATTGTAAATAACATTTAGCCGTATTCCCTGATAAAATAACCTAAAGTTACAAGTTAACTTTAGCTAGCTTTAACTTATAAGCTCGTTATTTATATTAAAATACAATAAGGAAGCCATGACCGATTTTGTAAGTTTGCATAATCAAACACAATTTTCTATTTTAGATGCACTTTCAACTCCAAAAGAATTATTTACCAAAGCAAAAGAGCTTGGTCAGACAGCCCTAGCTATTACTGATCATGGAACATTCGCAGGAATTTGGGACGCTTTAAAAGCGTCCAAAGAATCTGGTGTTAAATTAATTGTTGGATGTGAATTTTATTTTGTTAATGATTATAAAACACCTAATAAAGATGAAAAATTTAGACACATTGTTCTTATAGCAAAAAATGCTATAGGATATAAAAATATTTTAACCCTCAATAAATTAGGATTTGACCAAAAATTCTTTTCTGGAAAAAGAGTTTATTCAATTATTGATTGGAATTTATTAGAAAAATATGCCGAAGGAGTTATTTGTTTAACTGCTTGTGGAAATGGTATTGTTGCCCAACCATTAATGAATAAGAAATTTGATGAGGCAAATAAAATTGTAGAAAAACTTATAGAAATATATGGCGCCAATTTAGCACTTGAAGTTCAAGCTAATAATATGAAAAGAAATTCATCATTTTATAATGATGAGATTGAGCAGTCTTTTATTAATAGACAGATAATTAATCTTGGTAAAAAATACAATGTAAAAGTTATTGCAACATGTAATACACATTATGTTGAAAAATCTCAACATGATACTCATGATGTTTTACTTACAATTGGATCTCAACAAAATATTTTTTCTAATTTTAGATTGAGATATCCCGTTGTAGATTTTTACCTAAAAACTGGTGAAGAGGTAAAGAATTTCTTTACAAGAAATTATGGCGAAGATTTTGCACAAGAACTTTGTGATAATACTTTGCATATTGCAAACATGTGTGAACAGCCAGATTGGGTTGATCCTAAATTTTCTAATCCTTCTGGAAAAGAATTGCCAATCTTTCCAGTTAAAGATGAACCATGTTATAAAGAATTTTTAGATTGGTCTAATAAACAATTAGTAAATATTCAATTATTAGATGAAGATAAAAGATATCTTAGATATCAATGTTTTATAAATTTTGATGTTCGTATCAAAAATATATCTTCTGATAAACTGCCAGATTATTATGCAAGAATTGATGAAGAATTAGACGTATTAGAATATCATGGGTTTTCAAGTTACATGTTAATTGTAGCAGATTATATTAATTGGGCAAGAAAAAATGATATTGCTGTGGGTCCTGGTCGTGGAAGTGTTGGAGGATCTTTGATTGCATTTTTATTAGGCATTCATGAGGCGGATCCAATTAAATATAATCTTATTTTTGCAAGATTTCATAATAAAGAAAAATCAAGCTTTCCAGATATTGATACCGATTTCGCGCCGTCAGGGCGAGCTAAAGTACAACAATATTTGCGAATCAAATATGGTGAAGATCATGTTGCTCACGTAAGCAATGTTAATACAATTACGCCAAAAGTATATGTTAGAGATATTGCAAGATCTTTTGAGCTTGGAGGCTCTAGAGAAGCAGCCGTTAAATTGGGAAATGATGTTGCTGGGTGCATCCCGGCTGAAATTCATTCTATTCATGATGCTTTGCAAAAAGTTCCTTTGTTCGCTGAATATGCAAAGAAGTATCCAGAGTTTGCAAAGTTTGCAGATATTTGTGGAAAATATAGAGCTTGGTCCACTCATGCTGGTGGCATTGTTATTTCTGCGAGACCACTTACTGGACTCATTCCCCTTAGAAAAGATAAAGATGGGGCACTTGCCCTTGAATATGATAAAGAAAGAGCCGAGGAAAATGGTTTAATAAAAATGGATACGCTGGGATTAGCTACTTTAGATATTATTGGCGATACTTATAGAATTATAAAAGAAAAGGGAAAAGAAATTCCATCAATTCCATTGAATTATGATGATGAAGATAAGGCGGCTTATAATCTAATTACTAGTGGCGATACCTTTTGTGTATTTCAATTAGGCACAAGTGCTGGAACAGTAGATTTGTGTAAAAGAATTAAACCTGGAAGCATTAATGATCTTGCCAACATTAATGCATTAGCAAGACCATCAGCTAGAGATATGAGAAATGATTTTATTTTAACTAGAGATGGTAAAAAGAAAATGTCTTTGCTTCATCCAAAGCTTGAGAGGGCATTTAATAGTACATATGGTTTTGGTTTATATGAAGAGTGTTTAATGTATTTAGCTCAAGATATTGCTGGATGGAGCCTTCATTCTGCCGATCGTTTGCGCAAATTAACTAAAGAAAAGGGTAAAAATCCAAAAAAGGCTCTTCAATGGAGATCTGAGTTTATTAGTGATGCTGTAAAAAATGGTATCAATGAAGAAATCGCTAAAAGAATTTGGGATGAAGTTATTGAACTTTTTAGTGGATATGGTTTCAACGCAAGTCATGCTGTTTTATATTCTATGATTGGATATGAAACTGCATATTTAAAAGCTCATTTTCCCGTTGAGTTTCTTCTTGCTAATTTAATGGCTGAAGTTAATTCTAATACTCCCGATGCCAAATCTAATATAGAAAAAATTAAGAGAGAAATAAAAAAGCATAAAATTAAAATTATTCCACCAGATATAAATAAATCTGGGTTAGATTATAATATTATAGATAATAAATTAATAACAGGATTAGATTCATTAAAATTTGTTGGCGAAGAGGCTATTCAAGAAATTTTAGAAAAAAGACCATTTACTGATTTTTTTGATTTTATGGTGAGGTGCGAAACTAAAGCGTTAAGAGCAAACGCAATTCAAGCCTTGGCAGCAAGTGGCTGTTTAGATTCGTTTAATATTTCTAGAAAATTAATGTATTTATATTGTTCTGATTATAGAAAAAAATTGCAAACGTGGCTTAAGAAACATGATCCCAAAACAGAAGTATTTACTTATCCATGGACAAATGAACCGGAATGGAATGTTTCAGAAATATTTGCTTTAGAAAATTATTATTTAGGAGATTCATTTATATGTAAGCCACATGAAGCATATACTAATTTCTTTAAAAATGGAGAAGATACGTCTATTGCAGAATGTAAGAAGCTTAAAAATAAAACAAATGTTAAATCTATTAAAGGAATAATCAAAGATTATTTTGAATTCAAAGTTAAAAAAGAAGGTAGTAAATATTATGGGCAATCAATGATTAAAGCTGTTTTTGAAGATAAAAATGGCGACAGCTGCACATTAACTATTTTTCCAGATAAATGGCAATATATTCAAGATAGAATTAAAGAAATTCGTAAGAAATATGTTTTTGATATTGGGTGTGCTCTTCATTTTTCTGGAAATACAAATAGTTATGAAGATGATATAGGAATCATTTTAGACCAGTTATATAACTTTTCACCCCCGCCTCCAGTTCCAGAAGACTTAAAGTCTAAAAAGGTATCTCTAAAAAAAGTTAAAAAATCAGATGAATTAGAAAAACTTCCTACAAATCCAAAAGATTTGGAACAACAATTAGAAGATGAACTTTATGATGAAGGATTAATCGATTTTAATAATGATATTGAAGATTAAACCCTGTTGTTATCACAAATCTTTCAAGATATTATCAAAAATATCTAAATCTATCAATAAGAAGATATAAAAAGTAAGAAGGCACTTAAATGTCAAAAATAAAATTAAGCGAATATTGCAAAAGAAACTCAATTTCCTACATAACTGGCTATAGATGGTTTAAGGCAGGAGAGTTGCCTGGGGCTATACAATCGTCTTCTGGAACAATTTTAGTAGAAGAGGAAGCTATAATGGATAATAATTCACAATCTCATCCTAATAATGTAATGTCTCATTTTTTAAAGAAAACAGTAGAATATAGTAAAAACAATTCTACTGTTGAAGATTTTGCTGCATATATACTTTCAAATTTTAATTTGAAAATTAATTCAAATGCGGCAGATGATTCTTTAAAATATTCAAAAAATAAACCGTCTAAAGAGGAAATTAATAATCATTTTAATGGCTTTCTAGCAAAAGCAGAAAAACCTGCGGCTAGCATGTTCTTAGTTAGTGCTGATAAATTATCAACTTTTAATGATGAAAATTTAACAGTTAAAAGAAATGATGATCCTACTTTTGATTCTATGTCTTCAAATTTTGTAAATCCAAATAATTTAGGAACTGTTGTTCCTTATGATAAAAGCACGCTAACCTCAATGAGTACTAATGCATCTTTTATTACTGAAATAGATACTAATTTATCTGCTATTTCTGATGCCAGAATGTCTAATTTATCATTTAATGAATCTGAATCTTTTACTAGCAGTAGTCTCCAAGTTTCCAATCCAACAACTATATCTTTTCCATCTGGTCCAACGGGATGTTTTGTTCCAACTCAAAAAGAATTAGAACAATCGGATTTAAAATCTAGAGGCAATAAAGTGAAGAGGAAGAAATAATGTCATTCTTACAATTATTAAAAGAAACCGAAACGTTTAAAAAAGTTAAAGCTGAGTTGCTTCCTAAATATATTGGCATAGGCACATCTATGGCGTTATTCTATGTTGAGCCACTTAAAAATTTTATGAAGCATTTAATTGATATTCAAGGAATTGATTCAAATAATTATCATAATGTACTAAAAGATAAATTAGAAACGCTTTTTAATTCTAATAATTATATTAGCCCAGAAGCAGCTAAGCTTATTCCTAAAACAATATATTATAATGATGTTCATGGTTTTAAAAGATCGGTATCAACAGTAACATCAAGCGGGTTTAATAATGATTCTGTTAAAACTTCTAAATCTTACTTAGAAAGTACTGCTGAAAAACTAGTATCGCATAATTCTAAAAATATGGACCCGCCCAGGGCAACCAAACCTATAGGTGTTACAGGTTTAACTATAGCTGGCTCAACTGGTGGGACTTTTGCAATTGATAAAGAGATTACGTCTTCATCATTAAAAGAATCATTAAATAAAATTGTTACAGATATGGAATCTCTTGATGATAAATTGTCAGATTCTTTTGTTGATGATGCTGATGATGTTTCTTGTTTAACAAAATTCCCTAAATATTCTGATAATCCTTCAATAGAAGAAGTTTGTGAAGTTGTTGATCAAATGATTGACGCTGAATTATTGAATGATGATCTTAATTCAATTGTTGCTCAAGAAAAAGAATTTCTTACAATGAATAGAGATACGTTTTTAGCTTTTAAGAGATTATTATTAAAGCCTCGTCTGAAAAAAGATAATAAAAATATTTTTCCTAAAGTAAAGAATGCTCCAAAAAAAAGCAGTAAGTAAAAAGAAACCGGTGCAAAATCTAAAAAAATAGGAAAAAAGAATGGTCGTTAAATCTTATTCTGATAGAGGTAAAATTTCTGAGCTTAATAAAAATCATGAAAATGATGAACCATTACAATCATGGGAAGTTAGACTTAAAAAATTAGTCGATTTTGCAATGGAAAAAAGAGATAATATATTATTAACTTCATTGGGATTTTTTTATATTGATCATAATCAAGGGTATACTAATCCAACAGTTTATCTTAGGTTAAAAGAAAAGGTAAATAGTGTTATAGATAGTATGCCTGCAAATATGAAAAAATCAATAAATAGAATAAATGAAAATATGAAAAAATATATTGAGGCTAAAGCGGCGACTCAAAATATTAAAATTGCCCAAAGAAATGCTAAAGATAATTCTTTTAGAAGAGTGAGTTAATAATGAAAAGGAGTTTAAATGCGCTGTATGTCATGCGAAGCAGAAATTAATCCAAAATGGAAGCATGCAATTGAAAATAATATATGCCCATCTTGCGGCTCCTCAATTATGCTTGAAGAATTAAAAAATTTATTATCTTCATTAAGAGGAACAATGGAGATTTTTAGTGAAAGTTTTCCAGAACAATTAGATGATTGGATGCTATCTAATTTTAATTATATTAAAACAAATTCTCCACAATTAGCCTCATATGTTCCAAAACAAAATATTATAAAGCCAAAAAAAGTTATTAGAGAAATTAACGAGGAAGATGGCGACGATATAGACGGTGATGGCGGCTCTGTTGTCTTGGGTCAACAAGATCAAGAAATTACAAATGAATTTTTAAAAAGAGCGGAAGTTAGTAAAGCAGTAAATAAGACTGCTCATTTACAAGGTATTGTTAAAGAAATTAAAAGAAAGGGCGCCCCAATGGCAACTGGAAGTGGCGCAGCTGGCGTATTAATCTCTGCTGACATGTTAGAGAATGCAGACCCAGAAGCGGTTGCCGAAATGCAATCAATGTTATCTGGTGATAATGTAACGTCGGCATTAATGCCTGAACCTGATGGCGAGGATGATGTTCATGATAATGTTGCTGCCGCCATGGTAAATAAATTTAAAGGAAATGGTAGTAATGCAAGTTCTAAAGATTTAGAAACATTAAGAAAATTGCAAACAGGAGCTTCAGCCGCAAGAAGAAATTCTGCAAGTGGTAAGGGCTCATTTTCTAGGAGCTAATTTATTTTAACCTATTTAAAGGTAATTAATGATTAGAATCATAGCAAGTCGTAAAGTTGACTTAACAGATGATGAATGGACATTATATAATAAAATATGTTTATCATATAGTGCTTATGGCGGCGCCGGTTTATTTGATGATTTATTTGAATCTGATAATAATGGAATTATAGTTTTTCTTAAACCGCCAAGTAAAAAACATACAACTTTTGAAGTATTTTTATTTTTAATGGCTGTGCTTGAGCAGCAACATATGAGATTAATGCATAATCAAATTGATGATGCCGTAGTGCAAATTAAGAATAAATTAGCAGAGTTAGATGCTAAAATTCAAAAATTGTCAGAAAATAAGTAATAAGTAATAAGTAATAAATTTTAATTTTATATTAATTAGTTTGTAGAGAAAAAGTTCGTTATTAATTATTAAAGGAGTGTAGGAAAGATGAATAAGACTACTCTGAGAGATTATATAGGTGATGATTTGGAGGATGATTTTTTAAGTTTTGATTTAACTGAAATCAAATTAGTATTAGATAGGCTTCAAAATACTGATGCGATTGATTTATCTCATGCTGAACTCTTACAACAGCAAGCATTAAGAGGCGCAGATGTTTTGACAGAGTATCTTGGTAAAATAGTAAAAACTGTAAGTTATTTAGAAGGTAAAATAAACACTTTAAAAAATAAAGTGTCTCTGGAATATAAAGCTCCAGACGGAAGTAAAACGACAACTGATATGAAAATTTGGGCAGGCTCAGCCTCTTCTGAAGTAGAAGATATTCAAATCAAATTAGCCAGAGCAAAAGGCAGTAAATCTGTTTTAGAAAAAAAGTACGATATTTTAATAAAAAGCCATCATCATTACAAAGATATTGCGATGGGCTTAAGAAAAACGGTACTAGGTTATAATAACACAACAACATCTCAAGAAAAAATGCCCGAAGGTTGGGATTAAATAGGAGAAAAGATGAGTAATAAATTAGATGCATTTTTTAAAAGTTTTGCAGATTCAGAAGGCGAATTAGATTATAAAATGGCGCACGAAACTGTAAGTGAAAAGGTGCCAGTAATTTCAACTGGCTCTTTAGCATTAGATGACGTATTATCTTCTGGAGGACTTCCAAAAGGAAGATTAATTCAATATTATGGCGCTGCCGGTTCTGGCAAAACATTATTAGCCATGATTGCTATGATGGAAGCACAAAAAGATGACCCAGAAGCTCAGCAAGTTTTTATTGATGCTGAAGGCACATTTGATCCTGGTTGGGCAGAAATCTTAGGAGTAGATACTAGTAAGGTTATTCTTGTTGAAAAAGATACCGCCGTAAATGGTCGAAAATGTTTTGAAATGCTTTTAGGCGTTCCTAAAGAAGATAAAAAAACGCATTTGTTTGCCGGCAAATCTAAAGAAGGTTTACTGGATAAAATTAATTCTGGAGAATTCAATATTAATCTAATTGTATTAGACTCATTAGGGGCTATTATTCCGCCAGGCGAAGATACTTCTGCTATTGGTAAAATGAATATGGCATTGTTAGCTAGATTTTTAACAACAACATTTAGAAAGCTTTCACTTGAATTAAATAAAGCTAAAGTTCCTTTTATCATTATTAATCATAAAAGAGACAATATGGATCCATATGGAGCAGATCATACTTTCTCTGGAGGAAATACATATTCACACTTTTTAAGTGCAAATATTTATTTTGAAGCAGTGCAAAGAAAAGATGCAATGATTGTTGATGAAAAAGAAAATAAAGTTGGACATCCATTAAGAGCAACAATAGAGAAAAGTAAGTTTGGTCCTTGGCCACGCAAATGTGAATTTAAAATTAATTTTGGAATAGGCGTTATAGATAAGCATGAAGAAATTGCTCAGTTAGCTTTAGATTATAATGTTGTTACAAAATCATCTACCGTTTCTCATGATTATGGTGATAAAACATGGGTTGGTTTTCCAAAATTTTGTACAGCAATTAAAGAAGATAATGTCTTGGCACAAGAATTAGTTTTAAAAATTAATGAAGCAAGAGAGGCTAAATTAGATAATAAAAGAGCCGAGCAAGAGGCATTAAAAACAAAATCTTTATTATCTAAAGTTAGTGATGAATTAGATAGTGATTCTGAAGATAAACCAAAAAAAATTAAGAAGGTAAAAAATGTCGCATGATATTGCAGTAAGTCCAGCAGGTATACCAGCTATTAGTTCAACAAGCAATAAGCCATTATATTTAGTTACCGTAGAAGATTCTACAGGTAAAACTAAAGTTATAAAAAGGTTTATTACTCTGGATAGACCAGAACAAGGAAATGGATTTATTTCCGCAAAAGGTTTCTTTTGTGAAGCTAGCGAAGACGAAATAATTACTTCTTTTTCAACGATGTTGACAACAATTAAAAAAGAATCTATCATTGATGTGATGATTCCGTGGCATAAAATTTGCTACGTAAGGAGCCTAGTATTTAAGGCAAAATAAATTTTTCGTTAAAATAAAACCGTACAGCACTGATGCTTTAGGTTAAATAACGATTTTTAAAGAAAAATAGTTACGAAAGTACAAATAGGAGATTAAAATGAATACATTTGGAGAAGTATCTTATAATGATGATGTTTATGGTGATAATAAAAAAACAGTGAATAATAAAGATTTATATTTTCGTTTAAAAGAAGGTACTAATGAGCTTAGATTGGTTACTGTCCCGCACCAATATATTGTTCATAAATATAAGGCAGAAGGCGATAAAGGATTTGGAACTAAAATAATGTGCTCAGCAGCACATGGGTCTTGTCCGGTTTGTGATATTATTGATCCTGAAACTAACAAACCAAAATTTCCAGCCAAACTTCGTTGGTTTTTTGGCGCAATAAATCGTGATACTGGCAAAACTCAAATTTTAGATGTTGGGTTTGCTGTATATCAACAACTAAGAAAATGGGCAAAAAATGCTAAGTGGGGCGATCCAGCTAAATATGACATTGACATTGTAGTAGATCCTAAAGGAGGTGCCACAGGATACTACACAGTTCAAGTTTGTTCAAAAGAACCATTATCCGCTGAAGATCAAAAGAAAAAAGATGAATTCGATTTAATTGATCTGAAACGTAGATGTACGCCACCTACTGTTGAATTTGTTCTTAGTAGATTAGAAAATCTTAATGGTGTGGTAGCTCCAGCTAATGGTAATGCTGGTAATGCTGGTAATGCTGGTAATGCTGGCAAAACGGCAGCACCAAAAGTTACAAATAATACGCCAGCCCAAGTATCTATGAGCGATGATGAGGATGATAGCCCAGATTTTCCAGCTTATGATGCTAATGCAAGCTAATTGTTTGGATTAAAACCAATTAAAAGGACTTGATTAATGTCAGGTCCTTTTTTTTTGTTATATGCCACTGTATGGCAATCATTCTTTCGTTTGACGTTTCTAGTACCACAATAGGATTCGCAGTATTAAATGTTAATATAGAAAAAAAATCTATTGAATATATAGATTCCGGCTATTTTAAGCCACTTAAAAAGGGAACTATATTTGAAAAATTATTGGATAGTAGAAATAAAGTATTAGATATTTTTGCGAAATATAATCCAGATCTTATTGCTATAGAAGATATAGTTAAATTTATGCCAGGATCTTCTACGGCAAATACTATTATTATGTTAACAACTTTTAATCGTATGATTGGTTTATGTGCTTATGACTATAATAGTAAATCCCCTACATTATGTAACATAATGTCAATAAGACATGGGTTAAAATTAAATAAAATATTTCCTAAAAAAGAAGAAATGCCTGAGCTTGTTGAACATCATTTGGGAATTAAGTTTCCATATGAGAAAAATAAAAAGGGAAATTTTAAAGTTGAAAATTTTGACCGAGCAGATGCAATTGCTGTAGCTTTATATTATTCATTTATTTTGATTGGGAAAATTAAGGAAAAAAAGAAATGAGAAGAAGTGAAGCTTACTTGATACTTGAGTTATCTTCTGATGCTACTCCAGAAGAAATTAAAAAACAATATAGAAAATTAACTAAAAAATATCATCCTGATGTTAATAAAGACACAAATGCAGATGATAAGTTTAAAAAAATTAATGAAGCGTATTCTGTAATACAATCTGGAAAAGATAATGAGCCACAATTTAACCAGAATAATTCTGGAATTGATTTAGAAGATTTTATAAATCAACATATGAGAAAACACAGGGTTATTAGGGAGATCCATAGTAGTATAACTTTAACATTTAAAGAAGGCGTTTTTGGCTGTAAAAAAGATATTCAATATAAAAGAAATGTAAAATGCGAATCTTGTGGAGGACAAGGGCAAATTATAGAGTCTAATGGCTGCGGCACTTGTGGCGGTACAGGCAGAATATTTTCTAGACAAGGACCTATATCATTTTTTCAACCCTGTAATGTTTGTAAAGGAAAACAAAATATTAAACAATGCACTGAATGTGTGGGTAAATGTGTTTTAGAGGCTGACACTTCTATTACTGTAACTATTCCTGGAGGTGTTAAAAATGGAAATATTCTTAGAATTGCTGGCAAGGGAGAATATGTTGGGTCTGGGCAAAATCCATTTACGAACCAATTAATAGATCAATATACTGATGCATTTTTACATCTTATAGTTGCTGAGGATTTAAGATTTAAAATAGATGGAAATGCTATTGTTACTAATTGTGATATTTCTTTATTAGATGCATTAACTGGTTGCTCTATAGAAATTATAACATTGGATGGTCAGCATATGATAGAGGTCCCACCAAGTTCTAAAAACAAAGATATAGTATCAATACCTAATTTAGGAGTAGGCAGAGAGGGTCCACATAATGTGGTTATGAATATTGATTATCCTAAAGATACTAATAAACTAATTGATTTTCTAAAAAATAAGGATTAATGATGGCATTTACAACGAATTGTACAAATAAAGGATGTTATAAATTTCAAGAGCCATATTTAGATCTTACAACAAATAAGCCACATTGTTCTGAATGTGATAAAGAAATACTTAATATAAGTAGTTTTGCAATAGCTCAAATGAAAAGCTCAAAACAATTTAAAAAGCCAGAAAAGGTTCCATTTTCTGTTAAATGTAATAAATGTAACGCGACCAAGCGCCCAATGCTTCATAATAATGGAGAAGTTATATGTGGAAGTTGTAAACAGCCATTAGACAATGTAAGTGATCATTTTAAAGAAATGTTAAAAGAAAAGTTAAAAACGGTAGATAAAGATGTTTGATAAAATTGTAGAGTCATGTTCTTATTTATTAAATAACTATCCTGGTGCTAGTGTGTGTAAAGAGTATTTGGATAATAGATTATCTAAAGATAGTCAGAAAAATTTTAATTTTGGATATTTTCCAGGAATTAATAATATTTCACTTTTAACAACATTGATAGGTAACGATGAATTAGAAAAATTGAAATTATTATTTCATAAGGAAATTGAGGATTCTTGGGGTCCAAGATCTATTAATTCATTGTATTTTGAAAATTATCCTTTAATTATGCCTTACCATGATACATATGGCAACATTGTTGGTTTAGTTGGAAGAAGCTTATTATCAGATGATGATAGAAAGAAATTAAATATTGCTAAATATAAAAATACTGTTTTTCAAAAAGGTAATTTTTTATTTGGATTATATGCTGCAAAACAATCAATCTTGGAACAAGATTCGGTATATATTGTTGAGGGTCAGTTTGACGTTATAAAGGCTCATGAGGCTGGATTTAAAAATATTGTTGCTTTAGGCAATTCTAATATGACAATCTATCAATTTTCCCTCATTAGCAGATACACCAATAATATATTTTTATTATTGGATGGTGATGAAGCCGGTGAAAAGGGGAGGGCAAAAATAATTAATGTGTTTGGAAATTATGCAAACATAAGAAATTTCTATTTGCCAAATCCTTATAAGGATATAGACGAATACCTATCTCAAAATAGTTATGATTCTTTATCTTTTGAAGTAAGAGATAAATTATAAAATTCAAAGGAGATCTTATGGAAAGAGAAAAAAGAAAAAATCGCTCAGATTCTTATCAGCATCTTTTGCTCGAAGTGTCTTGTTCAAATGATACATTAGAATCATTTTCTAATACAGACAGTATTTATAATAGGCTTAACCCATATCATTATGATGAAAATCTAATAGAATTAGAAGATGAACTTAAAAAAGAATTTTGGAGAATTGTAGATAATCTTTTAACCCCAAGACAAAAACAAGTAATTAGATTATATGCGGACGGATATACCCAAATGGAAATTGCTAAAATGCTTAATGTAAATCAAAGCTCAATTACTAAATCATTAAATGGTAATGTTGATTATAAAAATGGCAAGCGCATTTACGGTGGAGCGAAAAAGAAATTAAATAAAATTACAGAGAAAGATGATAAGATAAAAGAAATTTTAGCAAAAATGGCAGAGATCAGAAGCGAAAAATACTAATTAGGAAGGTAAAAGTATAAAATAATAAAAAGCCGGCAAGAGAAATCTTAGCCGGCTTTTTTGTTTTAATTTTATTAATATCTCTATATATAAATAAAAAACGTAATAGGTATCAATATTTGTTTATCTATATAGGCGTGATTTGCGTAAAATGGAGATATGATGCCAAAGTTCTCAGTTGACTATTCAAACTTAAATAATAAAATTTATAAAAAAGCTTATCGCTTAAATGATGTTAAACATCTTTTAGAGACTGTAGCCTTCGATGTGGTCCGCTTTAAAGATAGTGATAAGGGTGCTGAGTTATGGCAAGTCCAAAGCGCCGATGATGGCGATTACATTGTTTCATTATATGAAAATGAAGATGTAAAGGAAGCTATTGCTTGGGAAGTCTTGGTTAATAAGACCGCCAGCACTATTCAAATTTCTTATAAAGGAGATCCAATTGTAAATTTGGCATCTCAAAAATTAGGAATTCCAAAAAATGAACTAGATAAGGTTAGCGATTACTTACCTCGTAAATTAGCAGAAAATTCAAAGTTGGTTAAAGCTTTATTGTCAGAATTGAGCTTGCCATCCAAAAAAGAAGTTTTAACCAAATACCCTGAATTAGCTTAAATACATATAGGTGTTATATGAGTTTTGATCAATTACAAAAATTAGTAGGTTCTCTATCAAAAACGGTGGATGCTCAAGAAAAAATAGCTATACCTTTATTAAAGGTTAAGCTGGCTAAATGTTTGGAAATGTATCCACATGACCAAACTATTGGCACCATGCACAGAGTTGTAGAGCAGATGTCTTTAAATAATAATGTTTTTATTAGAAAAGCAGAATTACAAGACTTATATAAAAGATTACATTCTCGCAATACAAAATTTGCAGAATTATTTCAAGAAGAATTAGGTCAAACAGATCAATTATCAACACCAAAATTGTATGAAAGAGACCCTAATACTTCTCAAGTTGAAACAAATAATACTGGAGATGCCGTCTTAGCAAATGCACTGGAAAGCGTTTTTGATAAAAATTTACCAGTTAAATTGTATTCAAAAGATTTGGCGACTAAAGCTCAAAAATTAGTATTATCTATATTGGATGGAATTAATTTAAAGCCTAATGGAATTAGTGTTGCAAATGGATCTGATAAATTTATTGTTATAAAAGCTGATTATGATACTCCTAAAGGAATAACAAGTTTTTATATTCCAGTTGAAACAAAAAATGATAAGGCATTAGAGCCATCACTTTTTATGGGAAATGCTGGTCCTCAAGAAATTAACCATCAAACAGTTAAAAAATATGTTTCTTCTTTTGCTGGAAATAAATTAAATGTTAATGCGGAAGCAATTGTTAGTGTTTTAAATAAGGCAGCTTCAGAAAATACAGAAATTAGCGGTGCAGAATTAGCATTAGCGAATTTAAAAGCCTCCAGATTAAATAAAGAACAATTCTTTGCAAATCAAGTAACTGGACAAAAAATTGATGAAGTTGCTAAAGGTGATGTTAAATTAGCTAAATCAGATGAGTTTGAAACATTTGAAAAACAATTTTCATCACCATCAGGTGTTGCAAATCTTAATTTTGGAAAAGAAAAAGTGGCAGCAGCAAGAGAGTCCATTGTAAGAGATTTAGTTGGATTTGGATTTACAAATGCACAAGTAACAGTAACTAATAGTGATAAAAATACTATTTTTTATGGTATTTCATTAGATGCTGGAGCCACTGCATTTACAGTTCCATTTAAATTAGTTAATGGTAAATTAGTTAAACCAGCTGTATTAATTTGTAATGGATCTATTGTTCCTTTTGATAAATCAGGAATTAATAAATTATATGCTGAAAAACAAGCTGATTATAAAGTTGCAGCAGTTGCCTCTCCACAATTTGGATTAAAACCAGCAGATTTAATTCAAAATATTAGAAATGCAGTGGCGTCTGGAAATCATTCATTAGCAGAAGATGCTTTGAATGTATTACATCAAATGGGCGATGCTAAGATTTATGCTTATGCTTTTAATATTTATAAGGAATGTTTATCCGGTGAATTTACTAAAGAAGCCGAAAGCAAATGCTCAATGATTATTAAGAATGCAAAAAATAGTCAACATCCAATTTGTGCTCATACAAACTTACCTCTTAATAAGGTTTATCAAGATAAAGATGGAAATTGTAGACCACTTTATAGAAGAGATATTGATGAGACTTATCAAGGTGCATATTTTATGAATGCTAAAATCCTTGGATAATAATGACAAACAGAATTCTAAGATTAGCTAATATTATATTTTTTAAATATAAAATTGCTGCTGAAGAAGATCCTTTAATTGATCCTCAAGTAAGCAAAGATATTAAAGAGCGTAATCCATCTCAAGAAAGAGATGCTAGAGATAGCCTTTTGAGTTTAAAAAAAATAGATCCATCTAAAACAATTTGGGTAACATTTTTTACATATGCTGAAATGTATAATTATCCTCCAGCTAAATTTATTGTAAAAGCTCTTGGGGCAGCAGCAAATCAATGGGAAGCTGAAGATTTAAATGATCCATTAGAGTTATTAGAAACTGCTGAAAAGGAATTAGTTCAAGATATTAGAAATGGAAATACTGCATTTATAGCAGATCTTGAAGATGAACCTATGACAGAAGATGAGGCTCCAAATATTGATCCTTATTCATTTACAATGAATCTTCCAATTGAAGATTTAAATGCAAATTTTGGCACAACAGTTAAAACAAGAGGCGGTGGTTCTCTTGAAGGCTCTACTGGATTTAAGAGCAGACAATCTACATCAACAGCTATGGATCAAATTAAGCAACAGGCTTATTCTAAATATATGCTACATGCAGAAAAAGTATTGGGGTTAATGCACAGTGTTATTAATAAATTAAGAGCAGCATTATTATTACCATCAATTAATTGGAAAAAAATAAAACCTCAAAGATATAAAATTATAGATGTTGCCGCAAAAGAAGCTTGGCTTGATAATTATGGTTCACAATTTGGGATTAATGATGAAAAAACTTTTGCTATGATTAATAATAGTGAATTGAGACCATTTTTAGAATCTATTATTACACGCTATAATAGAGGACATGATATTAGTGATGCAGAAAAGAAAGCATTTAAAAGTGAAGTATCTAGGCTTCTTAGAAAAGAATATAATAAAGAGTTAGTTCAAAAACAACATTCTGATATTGAAGTTCCAGAAGAAACTGGCGAGCTTCCAATAGTTGAGCCACAGGGCAAACTCCAAGAATTAGGTAGAAGAATGAAAAATCGTGAAATAACTTATCACGAATATATGACTCAACTTTCTAAATTAACTAGAGGAAGATTGCCTGGACCAAACTCGGCAGCACAACTTCATAAAATTAAAAATGAAACATTAAGAAGAGAGCTTGCAAAACTTCAAGAATCAAAAATGGAAGAAGAATATGAAGAAGTTAGAAGAAATATTTTGAGAGTAAATGAAAAGATTAAGAAAAATGATGAAATGATTCAAAAATTTGAAAGTATGAAAAAAGTATTTGGTAAAAATAAAAATAGATTAGATGAAATAACTAATGATCAAAATACTTTAATTAAAGAGAATAGTAGATTACATTCTGAAATTGAACGCTTGGGACGACTTTTAGAAGCACAATCAATATTAGAGCATGAGATAGATCCTCATAAATATGAAGGATATGGAGATAAACTATGAGAATTTCAGAAATGCTTACAGCAATAGCAAGCTGGTTAGAAAGTCCAGATAATGAAGCTTTATTATTATCTGAATATGATGATCAATGTATTGATATTGTTGCTAATTCTTGTGTAGAAGCTGCAGCCATTCTTCGTAAAGCTGCAAATGAAGTTGATGTAATTGAACCGCCAGATGCAAGTAATTTAACAGATTCTTCTATTGAAGAATTAGGGAATGTTGCTAGTGCATTTGATTTATCTGGCGACGAAAAACTTCAAAAAATGGCATCAGTAATCGATGAATTATTATTAACAATTGCTGCCCCTCCAAAAAGTGATTCTGATAAAAATGCAGAAGATACAAGACTTGAAGATCTTAGAAGAAAATATCAAGATCCAAGAGAAGCTTTAGATGATATGAATAAAATTTCTGATTCAGAAAAGGCTATTAAAGATAGCCCAATGTCAAAAGAATATAGAATTTTAGAAGCTCCATTAAGCATAAGGGGATGTCCAGATCATCCTGGCGCCCAAGTTGCTAGAGTTGGAGAACATACTTGGCAATGTGCTTTAGATAAAAAGATTTATAATTATGATACTGGATTTACATTGAATAATGGATCTAAAGTTCCAGGCGGTGGTGTTGAAGGTCAAAGCGCAGTTCAAAGACAAGAATCTCATGCGATCTTTGATTCCAGGGAGTCACGTTTACAGGGATTTAATCAATAATATATAATATATAGATATATATTATGTATGAATAAGAACTCTCTTTTAAAAATTTTAGATCATCCAGACAAGGATGAATTAATAGCCAAACTAATTATAGGCTTAACATCAAAAGATATACATGAGTGGCTTCAAGCTAAGTATACTAATGTTAGTGAGTCTAAATTTGTTATTTCAGAAAAAACATTAAAAAATTTCCAAGAAAATTATTTAGATCTTTATACTCAAATTAAAGAAGATGTATTAAAAACATCTCAAAATATTACATTGTCGCCAGACGAACAAGCCACACTAGCTGTTAAAAACAGTAGGGCATATAAAGATAAAATGATTGAATTGGCGGGCAGTGAAGTTGATATAAAGAAAATGATTACAAATATGGTTGTAGCCATTGAAACCAGAGCGGGTCAGGTTTTCGATGCAATTCAAGAAGACCCCAGAAATATTAATACAAGATTAGACAGGGTTCTAATCGAATGGTTTGATGTTTTAGGTAATATGCTTGAAAAATATCATAAATTGGTTATTGCTCCCCCTGATCAAATAATTCAGCACCAAGTAACTTTGCAGGTTGTAGATCAGCATATTTCTGTATTTTATGAGACAATTAAAGAAATTCTTTCTAAAATGGACCTTGAAACCTCCTTATATTTTATGGATGTTTTTAATGAAAAAATGTCAAAGCTTAAGGCTCCAAAAGAAGAATCTTTAAATACCGAAACTAGATTAGCTGAAGCTAAAGTATTAAACGAAACTATAAACAAGAAATTAAATGGTGAGCCATGACCAAGCATAAATCTGATGAAAAAGAAAGTTTATTTATGACGCCACGTATTGAAGAATTATTGCATGGTGACCCTAAAAATAGAACAATTTCTGATGAGCAGCTTAAAAGGCTTCAAGAAGAAACTGGTCAAGAAATAGATTTGAAAAAATTTCGTAGACTAGAAGAATTATTAAAAGGCTTGCCAGCGCCCGAAGATGAAATTCTTGATCAAAGAATAGCTTATCCAAATATTGATTATATTCGTGTTCCAGGACAAAGAGATACTCAAAAATGGATTGATACAGCTAAATCTTTATATCAACAAGAAAAACAAGGGCAAAGCAGAAATAATGCCATTAATCAAGTTACCAATGGTTGGGATGAGCCTGAAAAATATGATTTTGTTAATTGGCTTAAATTTTATGAGAGCGGAGATTATGTAAAATATAAATTCGCTCAAACTTATTATGTTAATGATTTTATGCCAGGATATACTCTTCCTATTGATAAAGATCCTATTCGTCCATCTGAAAAAAGTATTGATTTTTCTAGAGATCAAGTTGTTGCAAATATTAATGATAATGCCGAAAAGTCAGCACTTATAGAAAAACAAAGATTTAAATTAATTAGCAGATTAGATTCTGTTGAAAAATTATTGCGCTCAGATTCTGGACAATTATTAGCAGGAACAGAATTTGAAAATTTAATTGATGCCATTTATAGTTTAAAGAAAAAGGTTAATTTATTAAATAAAAAATCATCCTCTTTGAAAACATATCAAGATATGATTATTCGTGAAGCTAATGTTTTGGATAAAAATGGATATTTAAAAGCGGCATTTGTTTTACATAAGATTGCTCAAACAATGCCATTACCACCTCCTCCCGCACCACCATCACAAGGATCAGGTAATGTTGGGGGATTGCCTTCAACTGGTCCTGGAATGGTGCCACCAGGAAATAAAACTCCAACAAATCCACCACCACCATCTCCTACTCAACCAGCCCCACCACCAGCGCCAGCACCTCCTGCGCCGCCATCTTCACCACCATCTGATAATAAGCCAGAACCATTGCCAGCACCTGGAACCCCGCCAACACCAGCAAAAGCTGTAGCGCCAACAAAAGATAATAAACCAGAGGCAATTAAACAATTTTTGAATAATTTAGAAACATCAAATGTAACTGATGAACAAAAATCAGATGATGTTTTAGAAGTAATTGATAATGATGTGCTAGAGGTTAATGATTCAGATTTATTTGCGGCTGCACAAGATGTGCCTGCACCAATGACATCCCCAGAAAATATTGCACCAGTACCACCTGTTGCTGCGCCTTCAAAGGCAAAACCAACAAATGAAAATATTTCTGGAGAAATTCCTTTACCAGAAAAGAAAAATATTGATAATGTATTTGATTCTGCTTTAGATAGTGTTACTATAGAAGATGTTGTATCTTATTTAGAAGATTCATTGAAAATATTTCAAACTAGAGAACTTCCAAGAAGATTATCATTTGCCGATATCATGTTGGATAAATTAGGATTATCTTCATTATTTCCTTCATTAAGTGAAGCTACTAATAAAGCTTTAGAAAGTAATAATTATATTTTAACGCGTCTTGAAGAAATTGTTAGTAAGCTTCGTGGTACTATGAAAAGTAAAGATATTGATTTAGGTCCAGGTGAAGCGCCACAAACTAATGAACAAGCCGCTCAAATTAAGAAAAAACTTGAAAATGCTAATGAACAAGATAAAATGAAAAAACAAATGAGAAAAGATCTTGAAGACCAAGCTTTACAAGAACAAACTCAAATGAAAGAAACTCCAGAAATAGAAATTGAGGAAGAGCCAGCGCCATTACCACCAGCGCCAGCGCCAGTAGCTCCAGCACCACCTCCAGCACCTAGAGTATAATGAAGCTACGAGATTTGTTAAATGAAATTAATGCATTACATATAAAATGGGAAACTTCTCCAGTTTTTGTATGCGGAGGGACTCCTCGTGATAAATTGCTTGGAAAATTAAAACAAATTTCTGATCTAGATATTACTACCGGAGATAAATCTATTTTTACATTAGCAAATGTAGTTGCTGATGAATTAGGAAAAAAATATAATTTAACATTTGAAACAAAATCAGATGGTCATAGCACAATGACATTTGGAAATTTAAGTGTAGATTTTTCTTCAAATTTTAACACTCCAAATATTAATAGCATATTAAATAATATGGGAATTAAAAATCCTACCGAATTACAAAAAGAAATGTTTAGTAGAGATTTTACTTGTAATTCTTTATTATGTTCTTTTGATTTAAAAGAAATATTAGATCCTACGAAAAGGGGGATTAAAGATATTGAAAATAAAATAATAGATACTTGTTTGGATCCGCATATAACATTAATGTCTCATAGAAATAGAGTTGTTAGATTAATATATTTATCTACTAAATTAGATTTTAACATTAGCCCAAGAGTTTCTTTATGGGTTAGTGATAATCCAGTATCAATTCAATTTGCTACACCAAAATCATTAATGGAAAAACTAACTAAATCAGCAACATATAATGCTGATAAAACTGCTAAATTGTTAACTGAAATGAATTTATGGCCTTATATCCCAGTTATTGATGAATTAATGCCATATTATAATAAGGCTAAAAAATGAAAAAATCAGATCATGTTCAATCAAGAGGGTTATTTTTTAAAAATTATGACCTTTATGAAACAGAAGGCGTAAATGGTCCACCTAAACAAGGACCAGGTTCTGGGTTTTATCAAAATATGGATAAATATAAAAGCGTTTCTGATTTCAGGAAAAAGAAAAAGAAACTTATGAAGAAAAGAAAATTAGCCTTATTATCTGTAATTTTAAAAAATGCAATAGATAATAATTCAATAGATTTTCCAATTGATGATTCTATTACCGGAATTCCTCCAGGCTCTGCTGGTGAAAATGTAGATGGAACTCCATATGCTGGATTTGGCGGTAGATCAGATTTTTATGATAAAAGAAACCCGGAAACTTCAGAAATTCCAGTTGGAGAAGATCTTATGTCTCCTGATTCAGATGAATTAGTTATGAAAAAAGCACCTGCAGCTATAAATCAAATGGCTTTACAGCCTGGAGAATCTCCAATTATGGGATTGCCAGACGGTCAAAAACCAATAGAAGATCAAGATAATAATCGCAATAGAACAAATAAATATTTTGGAACTTCAAATGAAGGAAGAAATATTTATGATAGTGTTTGGTTTTAAACCAGTGATTATTACTACATAATAATGCATATTCAATATAAATTTTAGGGGTACTTAAATGTCATTAGAAGCTACTGCACAAGTATTAGAAGTAATGGATAACAACGCAATTATGATGCCAGAAGGCGCCGTGATTCAGTTTGAAATGCCTGAAGAACATGGTCATCATGAACATGAAGAACATGAACATGAACATGAACATGGTTCAGAAGGATCAGATATTATTGTTAGTGATTCAGAGCCTCAAATTATTGATGTTAAGATTGATTTTCTATCACCAATTCCTGGAGCGCCAGAAGAGGCTGTAAAGGAGCCGGCAGAACCAATTATTGAAGTTCATGATGTATCTACAGAAGAAGAACATTCTAAAGATGCTGATGACAATAATGATGCTAAGGGTAAAGGTAAAAAAAATGAAAAATGGGATTGGGCATCAAAAGGACCAACCGGATTTTTAACTTGGGTACAAGAACGTTTCCAAGCAGTTCCAAAACATTCTGGATATGATTCTGCAGGGCTAGAAAGGGCTTGTGCTTATTTAGAAAGATTAGATTCGGAAATTTCAAAAGCAATGAGATTAGATGTTGATGGTGAATTAGATTCAAATAAAATTGAAGAAGTTAGAGTTAAAATTGAAGATGGTATTAGTAAATTAAGTGATCGTCTTGATAAAATTAAAGAAAATACAAAAAAGAAAAGAAAGAAAAAAGCAGACGATGAAGATGATTCTGGATTAATTAAAGAGGCTCAAAAAATAACAGGCGTTAAAGGTATTTATGTTTCAGTTGATTTATTAACCTCTAGAATTGCAAGGCTTTGTATTAATGGAATGGTTTCTGCGGGTCATGATATTGAAAAAATTTATGCTTCACAAGTTAAAAAATATAAACTAAATGATCGTGAACAAGCAATGGTAATGCAATTACTTTCAGATATGGGATATCCTCTTCGTCAAGATCGTGGATATTTGCCCGATGAAGATGTAAATACTTCATCTTCAGATGGCTTTGACTGGGCGACAAATTATAAGGGGTAATAATGTCTAGATCTAGAAACTTAACTATATCAAGAAATTCTGATTCCAATATCGAAGAAGATCATTGGCTTAAGCAATTTGAAAAATCTTTAAAAAAAGAATCAGTTCAATCTCGCAATGTTGACCAATCACTATTTGATCAAATATCTTCTATAATGAATGGGGCAAAGTCAAAATATTCATCTGTAGATGATGCCGTTAAAGAAATGAAAGAGCGCAGTGGTTTAGCCGCATATTTATCAAAAGCCGAATCTCTATCAAATAAAAAAGTAGCGCAAGATGTAAATGATACTTTTGATAAAAAAGTTCCAGGCAATATAGATAAAGTTATTATTCCTTCTGCAATTAAAAAATGCCCATCAATTAAAACAACAATAGAAAATTACATTAGAAGTACTAATGGTAATTTGGCTCTTCCTGCTATTTTAGAGCATATTAAAAGCATTCATAAAGAAGACGTTCAGGATGCAGATTGGGAAGATAGTAATTTATTAAAATTCATAAGTCAAGTGAATGTTTCAGAAAGACAAAAACATCCTACAAATAAAGACTATAGTAGTTTAGGATTAGCTGATGATAGTAATAATACAGACATTGATCCATCAAATTCTGATGCTTTTAACATATTACAACCAGCTAAAATATAATAAAGAATAATAGAAAGAATTAAATGATAAGTTCAGACGATAAGTTATTTTCAGATTTAAAAAAATCATTATTAAATATAGATCCAGTGGCGTTCGTAGAGAATTATTTAACTTTAGATGGTGAACCATTTAGATTACATAATAATGGGTACAAGCCTTTTAGCGATATTTATCGTTATATTGGAATTAAGGCTTTAGAGCCAGATGCAAAGCCAGTTATTTTAGTTAAAGGTCGTCAGGTTGGTGGAACTACAATGGCAGCGGCTCTTGAAATGTATTTTATGGGTAGCGGTTTATTTGGAAATAAAGATAAATCACCAGCTAGAATAATTCATACATTCCCCCAATTAGAACTTGCTGCAGCTTATTCTAAAAGTAAATTAAATCCAATGATTGCTTCATCTCTTCGTAAAGATGAAAATGCAAACAAATCAAAAAATAAATCTTATATGCAATCATTATTAGATCAAACAAGTGATACAAATGATTCATTGCACTTTAAACAATTTGTTGGCGGTAATCATTTGTGGATAGAATCTACTGGTATAAATGGAGATAGGCTTAGAGGTCGTACCGGAGATATTTTATTTATGGATGAAGTTCAAGATACAAATGAAGATGCAATTGGTAATGTATTAAAAATTTTAACAACAGCAAAATATGGAAAAATAAGCCAAGGCGTTCAAGTTTATTTTGGAACTCCAAGAGGAAAAAGTTCCGGGTTTCATAAAATGTGGGCATCGTCTTCTCAACAATATTTTTATTTAGGCTGTGAAAAATGCGAAAAGCATTTTCCTCTTTATACTCCAGGTAGTGATGAATGGGAAAAAATTTGGCTTTATGGATACATTGTAAAATGTACTCATTGTGGGTTTGAACAAGATAAAAGACAAGCCGCCGAAAGAGGTAAGTGGGTTGGTTTAAAAAATCCAGAAGATCCAGATTGTCATATGATTGGATTTCATATTAATCAATTGTATATGCCTAAATTTCAAAAAGAAGATATTATTAAAGAAAAAGCCGGGGTACATCCAATTAATACTGAAAGAGTTTATCAAAATGAAGTTTTAGGTGAATTTTATCAAGGTGAATCTAGCCCAATTACTCCAGAAGAAATTATGGAAAAATGTGCTGATCGCGGAAGAAAATTTAGAGCAAAAATAGATCCAAATCAATTTCCTATTGTTGTTATGGGAATAGATTATGGTGCTAGAGCAGATTTAGAACAATTAGCAAATTTAGATAGGGCTAAAACTGCTGGACAGTCATATAGTACCGCAGTTGTATTAGCAGTATTAGGTCCTAAATTATTATCAATTGAATTTGCGACAAAATTTAAAAGAAATGATATTGATAGCAAAAAGGCATTGATTGATCAAGTATTGAGACAATATAGTGTTAATTTAGCAATTGGAGATATTGGATATTCTAATGATTTCTCTGCATTGATGCATACTGCTCATGGAGATCGTTATATGGTTTCAAGAGCAAATAGTAAAGTAAATGGTCATACAAAATTTTCTGCTGATGCATTTCCAAAAGAAATTGTATTTGAAAGAGATTATTATATTGGCGAATTATATGAATTAATGAAAAATGGAAATATTAGATTTCCATATGGAGATTATGAAAAAATAGGTTGGCTTGTTAATCATTGTAGTAGTATGGAAATAAAACCATCAATTTCTAGAGGTGGCGACCCATCAATTCATTATGTTAAAGGATCAACTCCTAATGATGGATTTTGTGCCCTACTTAACGCATATATAGCTTATAAATTTATAATAACAAAGGGGTTTGTTAGTAATAATCCAAATACTCAAAATCAAACTTTAAATAATAAAAATAAGCCGCTTGCTGTTACTGGATATATTGCAAGGAAATTTTAAAATCTTGTTTTCATTGATATATTATTTAATAGGTATTATAAATGAGGATAAATGTCTATTAATAAAACTTCAAAAATATGGGAGGGTCCAGCTAAATCAGAAACATATTTAGATAAAAGGAACGCTGCACCATCAGTAAGCGCATTGATGGTTCAAAATGTTTCTGAATATAGAAAAAATGTACTCTCAGATGAAGTAAACGCAGGCATTTATAAAGATGGTTCTGGTCCAACTATTAAAAACGAAGGATTAACCACCAATTCCGTAGTAACATCTTCTGTCGGATTTAAAAAACATTCTCAAGTAATTAGTGGTGGCGGCGGCGGCGGCGGCGGGTCTTTTAATTTTAGGGGTCCAGGAGATACCGCAAAACAAACCCCAGAAGTATATTCTCCATTATGGTTAAATAGCAATTTAAGTTTACCAAGAGATAGGGCAACCATTAATGCTTGGTGTAGAAGTTTTTTTGCACTTAATCCATTTGTTCATAATGCTATTAGTTTACATTCAACTTATCCTATAAGCAAATTAAATATTAAATGTCCAAATAAAGATATTGAAAAATTCTTCAACGATATGATTGAAGAAATTGATTTAATGAATATTTGTGTTCAAATTGCTCAAGAATATTGGTTATTAGGAGAATCATTTGTATATGCAGAATTAGATCAGAGTAAAGGAAAGTGGAGCAGATTATTAATTCAAAATCCAGATTATATGGTTGTTAAAAGAACAGTGGTTGCTAGTGAGCCAATCATTATGTTAAAACCTGATGAGAATTTAAAAACAGTTGTCAGATCAAATAGACCATCAGATATAGAACAAAGAAAACAATTAAATCAACATATTATTGATTCAGTTAAACGTGGCGATAATATCCCACTTAATAATTTTCACGTATCTCATTTAGCTAGAAGAATTAGCCCTTATGAAATTAGAGGCACTGGTTTACCTGTTTGTATTTTTCGTCAATTAATGTTGTTCGACAAATTGAGGGAATCTAAGTTTGCGCAAGCAGATAATATGATTAATCCTCTTACACTTATTAAAATTGGGTCTGAAGGCGTAGATGGATTGCATCCAACTCATCCAGATTTAGAAGCTTGGAGAGAAGTATTTGAGTGTCATGATGATATTACAGAAGTGCTTACAAATCAAGGATTTAAAAAATATTCTGATGTAATGGAGACGTCTGATGATGTATTATTAAAAAATCCATTAGGACAAAAATTAAATGCAAAAATTAATAAAAATATTAAAATAGCATGTTTAAATCAAGAAAATAATAAATTAGAATATCATCAAGCCATTAAGGCTCATTTATATGATTATTCTGGTGATATGTATCATTATAAAAATGATAAAATAGACATGAAAGTGACACCAAATCATGATTTATGGGTGTCTGAAAAAGAATATGAATATAATGGGAATAGAAGTTTAAGAAAATCTAGTTGGGGCGCATACAAAAAGATAAAAGCAAAAGATTTAAAATTAACTGATTATAAGCGTTTCCAATCAAAAATAAATTATGAAGGCAATGATGATGTTAAATATATAAATGTTTGTGGCAAAAACGTTCCAGTTGAAACATATTTAGAATTTTTAGGGTATTTATTAAGTGAAGGTTGTTTATATACAAATAATAAAAGCCAATATACAACAGGAATAACTCAAAGTTTTGATAAATATCAAAAAGATATGTCTTTGTGTATTGAAAATTTCATGTCACATTTAGATAAAACATATTCAAATACAATAAATAAAAGAAAACATATTAATCCAAATCATTCAGATATTTGGAATGGTGTTATTAGTGGAAAAGATTTGTATTTGCATTTTAAAGAAAATATTGGAGATTTAAATGGTAATGTAAAAGCTCCATTTAAACAAATTTCTAGAGATATTTTAAATCTTTCTCCAAGACTATTAAAAATATTATTAAATGCATTAGTTGCTGGAGACGGCTCTACATATAAAAATCCAAAACAAAATAGTAATAGATTTGCTTATTATACTACGTCTAAACAATTAGCTGATAATGTTTATGAAATTGCTTATAAATGCGGATATGTTCCAACTCAATTTGTTAGAGATGATGAAAAATATATAAATAGAGGTGATCATAAAAGATTGCCATTATATACTTTATTGTGGTCCGAAACTACTAACGGCAATAATCCTATCGTATATAAAACCTCAAGAAATAGTAAAACTAAAGTAAAAAATAATTTATTAAATATTGAAAAATATAATGGTAAAATTTGGTGCCTTACTGTTCCAACAGGATTATTTATTACTAGAAGAAATGGCAAAATTACAATTCAAGGTAATAGTGCTCAATACGATAAAGACTTTAAGATTTTTACTCATCCAGGAGTTACTGTTGAAAGAGTTGGATATGGACAAGGAATTTATGATATATCTGGAGATATTACACAATTAATTAAAGAAATTTATGTTGGATTAATGGTTCCATCTGTTCTTATGGACGGCGGCGCGGACACAACTTATGCTAATGGTGGAGTTGCGCTTGATGTATTAAGACAACGTTATATGCAATTTAGAAATATGTTATCTTCTTGGCTTAAAAGAAAGATTTTTGCTCCAATTTCTAAGATTCAAGGATTTTATGATTATGCTGGAGGAGAGAAACAATTAATTGTTCCAGATGTTGATTGGAATCATATGTCATTATTTGATGCGGGTGACTATATTAATAATTTAGTTACTTTAACTCAAGGCGATGAAAATTCTAAAAGAGCATCTTTACATACATTATATAGATCAATGGGATTAGAGTGGCAAGATGAAACGCGTAAAATGCGCAAAGAAGCCATTCAAAAAGCGATTTCTGATAAAGAAAAAGTTTCATTAACAACAATGGATCTTAATAGTTTACGTGCATTAGGCGAAGATGATGAAATCCCAGAACCACAAACAGAAGCTGGTGCTGGTGGCGGACTTCCTGGTGCTGAACCATTGCCAGGAGAATCTCCATTACCAGGAATGCCAGGATTAGGTGGACCACCTCCAGGTGGAGGAGAGCCTCCTGGTGGAGCCCCACCAGGTCCAGGTGGATTACCTCCAGCGCCATAATTAAAAATCCTTAAATAATTTAGTGTATAATTTTGTATTATTTTGCTATTATATAGATCATAGAGGATAATTATGGATAAATTTGCTCAAAGAAGAGGACTTCTTAATAAAATTCACGAAACAGGTAATTTATGGGGTAGATCTTTAGAAAAATTTATTAATCCCGAATTCGAATCAATTATGAATCAGTTAAGAGATCAAACTGATGATCCTGTTCGTGCAATTTTAAGTGGTGAAACTGTTGGTGATGCGGATCCTGGATCTTTTGCATTTCAGAATCCAGGCATTAAAACTATAATGGATCATGCTAATATTAATTTTAATGAAATTGAATATGTAAAATGTATTATTGAATTAGATAAATTTAATACTGTTATGGGTAAAGCAATTCCTATTTTGATGGAATTTGATAAAAATATAAATGAAGCTCATAAAGAATTTTTATGGAAAGGTATTGAAGAAGAAAGTGATCCTGAAACATTAGAATATTTAGAACATATGAAATCTAGAACTGCTATAGCAGTAAATACAAAAATGATAAAAAATGCAACTTGGGGATCAACGTTGCATTCATTTTTATCTGGAATTTTAGGAAGAGCAAAATCATTAAAAGATTGGCAAAAAAGATTTCCGGGCAAAACTAAAGAATTAAAAATTGCATTAAAAGCAATTTTAGAGCAAGCTAAAGTTTTACTTAAATTAACATTAACAAGATTAAAAGCAATGGCAACGGCTCGTGCCAAAAGAAATCTTACAGAATATTTATATAATGCAGATGTGATTGTAAAACAATATCAAATATTTTCATCGAATTTTTCTAAATTTTATAATACTCATTTTAAAGGGTTTATTGATGAAAGAAATATTCCAAAAATACAAGCGCCAGTATCTCAACCAAAATCTAGTGTAATGCCTGCGGGTGGAGGTTCAGATATGCCAATTGAACTAGATTTATCAAACCAGCCGCCTAGAAAATCACTAGCACCCGCCGGGACAATAAGTGATGAAAGACCAACTGATCCAGAAGCAACTAATGAAATTGCTAAAGAAGAAGTAAAATTAGTTCCAGATTTAGATTTGCCAAAACCAAAAGCGCCAATAACATCAATAACACCAATAATGCCAGCGCCAATAGTTAAAAAAAGAGAAGTAGAAAAGCGCGTTGTTGCTCCAAAAACAAAAGCGCCACCAGCATTAGTTGAGGCTCCTGCATTAGTACCAGCAGTTCAAGAAGAACCTAAAAAGCCTGGACCACCTGAAGGTCTTCCTGGATTTGGTAATATGTCATCAAAACATTTTATTGAATCATTAGAAACATTATCCAATGAAAACCCAGTCGTTTTAGCAAATCATATTGCTAAATATGCTACTAGAATTCAAAAAACAAATCCTAAATTAGCTTATCAATTAACAATTATAGTTGATAATATTGTAGGATAAATATGTCATTTGCAGATAGAGAAAAATTAATCTTAAAAGTTTTGGCTTTGGCTAAAACTCCAGCTGCTAATTTAGGATCAAATTTTTATAATAAACTAAATGAAATGTCAAATAGGGTTGGAATGAGCCCAGATGATATTTTATTGGTTATGACATCAGAATCTGGTTTAAATCCTGGGGCTCTTAATCCTAATGGTGGAGCATCTGGATTAATTCAATTTATGCCTAGTACATTGAAAAGTATGAAATTTCAAGGCACTCCTGAAGATTTAAGAAACATGTCAGGCGAACAGCAGTTAGATTTAGTTGAAAAATTTATTCAAGGCGGAATGCAGGCAAATGGTGGACCATTTACTTCTGCGGCTCAATTTTATATATCTGTATTTTATCCTGCAGCTTTGAAATTACCAGGAATACGTAGGGGGGATTCTAATGCAGTTTTTGTTGAAGAAAATCCTGAAACAATACCAAATCCTAAAAACCCAGATGAATTATTAAGTAAGAAATATTATAATGTTGGTTATAAGATTCGAGCGGCATCAGAATCTGCTGCTTTTAAAGCAAATAAAGTTTTTAGTAGAAGTGTTCCTGGAGCGATTACATATGGTGATATGATTAAACAAGTGGAGCAAAATAAAAGAAATGGATCATATCAAAAAGCATCTGCAGAATTGCAAAAAATCAGACAACAAGGTCCTGGTGAACAAATGCCACAATCAAAAGAAGAAGAGACATCTATTGAAATTGATCCAGAAAAACATGATTATTTTGGAATTCACCGATCTGTGCCGCAGCATACGCAACAAGAAATAGATGAAGATTCTCAAGAATTAATGTCATTGACTACTGCCGGCAAATTAGATAATTATTTAACTATTAAAATTAGCTCAAAACATTTTGAAGATGCTTGTGAGTATGCGAATATTTTAAGTTTAGCTTTAGAAGAAGAGTTAAATGTAAAATTAAATATTAATACAGATAATAAAATAATTGAAATAGAATGCCAATCAAATGACCCACTATTATCTTTAGCAATATGTGATGCTATGGGTCATGTTGAAGATTTATTTAAAATTGCAACTAAAAAAATTGGAAATATTTATATTGATACGGAAGTTTTTGTGAATAAAAAGTCATATTTGCATCCGATCACTGTTGAAGCTGTAGAGAAAAATTACAAAAAGTTTTTACTAAAATTTATATGAGGAACCCTAAATGGTTACAGAAAAAGAAATTCTTGATTTAATTCCAGGCTCAAAAAAAGAGGGACGCTCTTTTGCTGAATTTATTGCTGAACTATTTAAAGGTAAATTTATTGAAGTTTATGTTGGAGATGCCTACGAAGAAGTTAAATTTGAACAAACTTCTCAACAATATCCAGCAGTTTTTTGCGGTAAAGTGGTGGGAGCCTATAAAGAATGTTTAATAATTAGCGCCGCCTATATTGAAAAAGGAGATAGAAAAACTCCAAAATTAGGCAATTTTATGTTTATTAGTGAAAGAGCAATTCGTGCTCTTAATGAAGTAGATGGTAAAGGAACTATAGAAGATATGTTCTTTAGAAGCAAAGAAACTTTAACAATAAAAGATATTTTTGAAAAATGACTAATGCTGAAACCTTACTTATTAAAGCAGAACAATATTATGATGCTTGTTCTGAAATAAAGAAAGTAGCTTTTATTCAAAAGTTGCCTTCTGGTGAGTATCGTGTTGTCTCTAAAAAAGGAAGAAATTTTGGAACATATCATTCTAAAGAAGATGCAGAGAAAAGATTAAAACAAATTGAATTTTTTAGATTTAGAAATAGATTCAAATTTAGAAAAAAAAAGGCATCAGATGCCGCTATTGATTTAACTAATATTGTTGATTTTAGCTTATCATCTATTATGAGAGAGCTAAATAAAAAAGCAGACCATGATCAAGTACAATCATTTTTAAGAATATTTAAAGATTTATTTGATAAAGCTGTTATTAAAAAAATAGAAAATCCATCTAAATATGCTTTATCAGAAGCTTTAACGGAATTTAATAAAATAAATAAACTAAAAATTAATTCTGATCTTGTAAAAAATGCAAATTTGCAAGAACTTGGAGATGCAAAAAGAGTTGGCAAATATTTGGCTGATATTATTAGATTCACTTTAACTAGAATATCTCCAGAAAAAAGACCAATGGCAATGCAGAAAGTAAAACAAAAAATATATACTCTTAGTGATGCGGAAATTGCTCATAAAAAATTACCAGCATCAGCATCTATGGGGCAATCTATTACTTTTGTTAAGCACGTCCTTTTCAATCATGACCCATCTTATGTTCGTGAAGTAATTAATAACATTGTGAGGAACCTATAATGTTACTTAGATTTCGTGAAATAACTGACGGGCTTTATCGTAGTAGCGCACCATCTGTTAAAGATGTAATTAAAATGCATAAAATGTTAGGTATTAAAAAAATTGTAAGTTTAGATTATATTACTGGACATCATATTGATAAAATTTGTAAAATGCTTGGCATTAAACATATTATGTTACCATTAGATGGAACAAGACAATCATTATTAAATTTAATGCATCAAAATTTTAAGAAAATTTTTTTAGAAGGCGGACCAACTTTAATACATTGTCAAGCTGGCAAAGATAGAACAGGGTTTGTTTCAGCTTTTATTAAATGCAAATATCTTGGAGCCTCTTATGAAGATGCTATGAAAGAAGCTTATTCATTAGGATTTGGGGCTGGAGTTGATCCAATTGTTATAAATACTTTTAAAAAATTAATTCAGAAAGCATGTCTTAATGATAAATCTGATATTAATGATTTAAATATTGTTGATAATGAAAGAGAATATAGAGGAGATGTAAGAGATTCTTATTTAGATGAAGGCAGGCAAATGTCTTTTGCTCCTTATTTAAGTCAAATAAGACAATTTCCATATGATCCGGTATATAATCCTTTGGATGATTTTAACCCAACCAGGGAAAATTTTAATGATAAACCAATAATTCCACATTCTGATAGTGGAACTGGTAATGCTGTAATGGTTGGCGTTTATGATAATGCCGCTGGTATTGAAGGTTCTGGACCGACAGAACACTCAGGCGCGTTCATGTAAATTAATCTAATCTAATCTAATCTAATAATGAAAAATAAACCATATTTTGATATAAATGAATTAGAAAATAAGCATAAAGAATTAAAAACCATAAAAAATATGGCTAATTATTATTCTATATCAGAATC